AAAGCTAGGTAGTTGGTTGTGCTGCGTAACGGAATCGAACCGTTGCTTGCCAGCCGTGGGGGAGACAGGCTGGCATTCCCCTTACAATTGGAAACGCAACATATAAAGCCCGGTGAAGGTGAAAGAGTGAGAAAACCTCCACCGGTGAAAGGAGGAATATGCTTGTTGACACGCACGCGAGTAAAATGACAAAACCCCGCGTGCAAGCTATTCCTTAAGGGAAGCTGCAAAACTTCCTGCGTACATTATAAGCCTTGTCAAGTGGTGAAATCAAATAAATAGACCCAGCGAACACAATATATTGTGTTTTTAATCAAAACGGCCTCTTGACAGGCTCAATTTTACTGATTCCGTTATACAATTCATCGGCAAGCTGTGCCAGACTGTCCGGCGCATCATCGTGCGGAACTTTGCCAAGTTGCGTGAACATCGTGACCTGTTCCATGAACGCCTTGTACTCTTTCGACTGGTGTTTTTCGTCAAGGAAATAGAACCGTTTAATGTCCGGCGCATACTGGATGATTCTGGACAGCTTGCTTTGCCCACTGGGAGCGCGCTGGCTGCGGACAGAGCAGTGATAGCCTTGCTGCCGGAGCTGGCTGTCTACCACATCACAATATTCGTCACCGCCGTTGTTGGCTTCGCCGCGCACCACGTTGATTTTGTGCTGGATGATTTTGCCCACGACTTCCGGTCTGGTCACGGTCTTGTCGCCATTGTTGAACACAAGGTCTTGGATGAACACAGCATCACCGTACACATAGGCGATAGGACAGGCTGTGAAGTCTCCGCCACCCCATGCAATATCCATGACCATGAGTTTTCGATCGGGTTCACCATCAGGCAGAACGCCGTTGAAATACCGCAGTTCGTCAGCAGGGAATAGCAGACCTTCACGCTCAACAGGTTGGTTCATGTACAGTGCCTTCCAACTCATTTCATCCATAACTTCGCGTTGCTTGCGGAGCGTTTCTGTGCTATATCCTAAACCGTAGTCATAATCGAAGTTGGATTCGTCCTTTTCGTTCATTGCTGGCATAACAATAAACCTATTCCTGTCAGAATCGCCGTAGTTTTGCTCTAATCGTCCAATAACATCATGGACAGACCAGCGTGTAGCAATATGCAGTTCTTTACACTTGTTGCCGATTTTACGCTGTCTAAGGTCGGTAGTGTACGTTTCCCACAGCTTATCAAGGCGGGGCTTGGAGAGAGCAACCTCAATGCCAGACACGAGGTCATCGCAGTAGAGAAGCGTAGATGCACGGTACAGACCAGCATTACCAGTGCCAATAGACGTAAATTCTAGCGTTTCAAAACGCTTTCTCTTACCCAAGTCAATGCGGCAGTCCTTCGCATTTGTGTTCGAGACGGTAACGTCTGGGAAAACATCATTCCACAGATATTCTCCGTCTTTGTCGAATATACGCAAGCACTCGTCATAAACACCACGAACAAAGCTGTTCGAGTGAGAACCTGTAAGCATCGGTTCGTCAGGGTTTCTTCCGGCAAGCCATGTCAGATAGAAAATAGCCAGAGCCGTCTTACCACAGCCGGGGGGCATCGAGATTGCCAGCAAGTCCAATCTGTCATCCGCAAGGTCTTGCAGGGCGTTCGCAACGGTTCTCAACACCTTTCTTCTCGGCTGATAGAATTTCTTTTCCGGCGCACGATTCCATTCAAGGTAGATGCAATAGCTGTCGAACACATCTTTTGCTTCAAACAGGTACGTCCGGCTGATAATGTCATAGACCTTCGCCACGTCCTCGCCTGTTTTCATTTTGCCCATCATGGCTACACAGACAGAGCGCAGCTCACCAGAATATTTGTAGGCATCGAACCGCTTGTCTTGCGGCAGAGCGTCCCTCAAGTTCACGACCGCCTGAAACCAGTCCTCGTAGACCTGTGCTTCTGTCGGATTCTGCTTTGCATACGCTTTGATGCTGTCAATGATAGCGATACACTGCTTTGGCTGCATAAAAAATAGGCACCCCCTACCTGAAAATGTAAAGAGTGCCTACAACTGCACAAAAATCAAATATTCGGTTTTATAACGGAGAATCGGTTTCGGAAGGCCACCAATATATTTCTCGAATTTTTTCCATCAGCCTTACCAAGAATAAGGGTTCATACCATCTTATCGGACGAATACCGGGGTGTTCGTCGTCCCCTAATGTAATATATCCGTTCTCGTAAAGGTGCATGGCAAAAATAATTCCGTCTTTATCATGCGAAATAGAAATAGCATGCCGTAGCCACTTATCCTTTTCCACAACATATCTTAATTCCGAAATAGAATAATATCCATCTTTCAAATCTGGCTTCTCTTTAATAAGGGCGTCCATCATTTTTGCTGCAAATCCTTTAGTTCCAAATACCTGATAACGATAAAGCGGTTTCTTCATACAATACCCCTTTCACCTGTTCTGTTCAGCAATCCGATACCATGTCTGGCGGGTCACGCCAAGCTGCTTGGCAGCGTCCGTGACCGTGAGAATGCGCTTCTCCACCTGCTCGTGGAGAACGTCAAAGAGGTTACGGTCATACTCTGTGGGCTTGCGGCCTTCCTTGTAATCAGGGCGCTGGCTGGCAATATTCTTGCCTTCTTTGGTACGCTCAACAATCATGTCACGCTCAAACTCTGCAAAGGCAAGCATAACATTACGAATCAGTTTTCCGGTCGATGTGTTGTTCATCAGACCCATATTCAGAATGTTCACGGACACATCTTTTGCAAGCAAGCTGTCAATAATTTCAATACCGCCCTTCACAGAACGAGCGATACGGTCAAGCTTCGCCACCATCAGCGTATCTCCCGGCTGGATTTCAGCCATCAGCTTGTCAAGTTCCGGGCGATGCAGCTTCGTGCCGGTGTAAACATCCGAAAAGATTTTCTGTGCGCCATTGGCTTTCAGAAGTTCCGACTGAGCTTCAAGGCTGTTGCCGTCAATCGCCTGACCGGCGGAACTGACACGAGCGTAACCGTAGATCATTCAGATTCACCGTCTCTTTCAAGAACTTTGAGAGCAAATTCATCCGATGCAACATCAGCGCCAATAGGCTGAATCACGATTTGGTATTTCATTTCTTCCAAGAGCATTGCCATTGTGGATAACTTCAAATCATCCGCATTAACACGGTTTGTCACATAAGAAGAAACTTCATATCCCATTTGCCTTGCAAGAGATGCAGAAGTATATCCTCTGATTTTCATAACGGAACGAAGAATGTCCCCGGAATTGACTTTATTTTTGGTTGCACCGCCTTTTTTCTTCTCTGCCATTTTTATCGAACCTCTCTTTCGACCCAATGATAACACATTCTCGTGTCGCTGTCAACACCTTCTTGTGTTTTTTTCAAATTTTTTACTATCAATAGGGTGGTAAAACGGCTGTAAACTTTTTCGTTGCTTTACAAACTGTATACTTGAATAATAGCCTTACGAATTATCGAAAAATATCTTTTGAGTTACTATCACTATGGTAAACTAATCCGTTTACGGAAGTACTATCAAATAACGTAAATTTACGTTAGAATGCGTAAAATGTCACAGATGTGTGACTGAATTATACAAATTGGGCTGTTGACAACTATATACCAAGCGTCTATAATCTAAGACAGCAGAGCACACGATGAATCAGCCAACAACGGTAGATTTATCCTTTGTGGCATAAAAAATAGGCCGTCAGCACGACCGACCAAAGTAGCACTGACGACCTATTCCACCACAAAACAGAAGCTGCGCAACCAAGGGCGCAGTCTCGGTTTCTGTCAATTATTATAGCAGAAGAAGACCGCTTCTGCAATAGAAAGGAGCAAAAAACATGAACTTTCCCACGACAACCGAAGAATTTCTGAAAACCCTCGCACACGGCAAAGAGCCGACCAGCGAGGACAGGGAGTACGCAGAAGCGCTGGGTAAGCTGTCCGAGCTGAACTATCGGGCAGGGTACGAAGCGGGAGCAGCCACCAAGAACTGCAAAGTCTGATGTCAACACTAGTGAACACAATATCTAGTGTATTTTTGATTGACATTCAGATATTTTGCAGTTACACTTATTGCACAGCAAAACGAAAGGGGGTGAATATGTATGAGTAGTCCTTACGCAGAACGTTACGGTCACACCGTTACCATCAGCGTTACGGAGCGGCAGTTTGCAAGCTTGCAGGAATACTGCATCAAGAACCGGGTCTCCATCTCTGCTGCGTTCCGTGAAGCGTTCTTTACGCTGCATCCGATGGATTTTACCAATGAAAACGAAAAATGATACGCTCGCTAAAGTTTGCCGACCGCAGCGAACGTATCATGTAAACCCTGAGAGAAGCATTCTCTCGCCGTTATTATAGCAGAAAATCGCTTCTCTCACAAGTGAAAAGGAGCTTTTTAATGCAACTTTCTTTGTCTGAGAACATCAAAATCTTCAACAACGCCGAGTTTGGCGAAATCCGTGTCATGCTCATTGACGATGACCCTTGGTTTGTTGGCAAGGACATTGCGGTAGCACTTGGCTACGCAAAGCCTGAGAACGCACTGTCAGCACACGTTGATGAGCAAGATAAAACCACTACCCTGATTCAGGGTGATGGTTCTAATTACAAGAGCAAGACAACTATCATCAACGAATCCGGCCTGTACAGTCTGATTTTCAGCAGCAAGCTGGAAAGCGCACAGCGGTTCAAGCACTGGGTCACTCACGAGGTCTTGCCGTCCATCCGCAAGCATGGAATGTACATGACCGACAACCTGTTGGAGACGGCTATTGCCAACCCAGACTTCGTGATCGGGCTGATTCAGAACATGAAGGCCGAAAAGAAAAAGAGCGCAGCATTACAGATGCAGAACAAGCAGCTCTGTGAGAAGAACGAGGAGATGCAGCCTAAAGCGGACTACTTTGACGACCTCGTGGCGTGGAACGTGTCTACCAATTTCCGCTCGACTGCAAAGGAACTTCGTATTCCAGAACGCCTGTTCATCAAGATGCTTATTTCTGACGGATACATCTACCGTGACAAGAACAAGGGCATCCTGCCGAAAGCGGGCAAGGGTGACGGTCTCTTTGCCGTCAAGGAATACTGCAACCAGAAGAACAAGCACGGTGGCGTACAGACCAGAGTAACGCCGAAAGGCCGTGAGACCTTCCGTCTGCTCTATGCAAGCATCCGTAGAAGCGTATAACAGGCTATAAGAAAAGCCAGTGGTTAGAGAGCATCTAGCCGCTGGCTTTTTTTTCGTTTAGATTAACCCGCTGCGAACGAAGCGGAAAGCGTAAATTCAAGGTAAGCGAAGATAATAAGCATGACAACTATAAGCACAACTTTGCCAGCACTTATATATTTTCTGTTTTTGCCGCCACATTCAGGACAGGTCTTGGCTGTTTTAGAAATCATGTGACCGCAGTGTTCGCAAGGAATCAAATCGCTCTTAGGCGTTTTGTTTTCCATTATGTTCTCCTTATTCATCCACGAGGTCTGCGTACTTGACTTCGATTCAGGGCAGTTCATCGGTAGTACTGGTCAATGCTCTAGTGATTTTTTCAAGCCCGGTAAACTCACCATAGACGGTGATAATATCATCTTCCAGAATCTTCACAGCATCGCCGCCACGCTTATCCAGCATATAATACTCGTCATCGGCATAGAAGCCATATCCGCTATTGTCCGTGTAGGTTCTCCATGCCTTCTCGCTGCCGGAAAAGTTTGCGTCAATAATCTGCGAGATCTTTACCTTGACTACAATCTTAGTACCTTCATACTTTTCAGGATAACGACACAGCTCCTTATAGTCCACAGACTGGCACTCTGCCTTGTAATCGTCCTCGCTGATTTCAGGCACAACAGATGCAGCGGAAGAAGCGATGGATGCACTTGCCTTGTTAGACGTAGCGTCCTTGTAGCCCTCTTCAAAGCCCTTCTTGCCGCTATCGCTAGAGCCACCAATAGCAGACAAGACAATCAAAACAATGATGGCGATAAACCACCAGCGCTTGTAGATGGGCGGCTTATTCTTACCGCCACACTGAGGGCAGACCTTTGCACTTGCGGCAATCTCTGCGCCACAGTGTTTGCACGTTGTCATTTTACTTTTAGCCATTGTAGATTCCTCCCTTTCAAGGCTTGTAAGGCAAGTATAGCACAGAACACAGACCCTTTGTAGGGGTCTTTTTATTTTTGCGGGAAATTTTTGATTGTGCATAGAGAGCAAGATTAAAACTTGTGCAAATCACTTCACTTTCTTCATCGGCCTGCCATTAGGAAGCTGCGGTGACTTGATGGCCTGCTCCCATGTCATTCCTTTCTTCTTCACTCTATAAGTAACGGTAGGAACAAGCAGCCCGTATTGTTCACACCATTCTGACAAAAATTTTGTTTCTCCATCCATCGTAATTGTCATGCCGTGTTTTTTGTAAAATTCGGGTCTGCTGAACTCGCTTCGTGGACGCTGATTTGTCATCTGTTCTTTCATTGTCGCCCATCGACAGTTTTCGGGACAGTAATTGCCGTCATTGTTAATTCGGTCAATGCTTAACTCGTCACTATATCCATGAGATAATGCCCAATCTTGAAATGCCTTGTAATCGTCAATCCATTCATCGCAAATAGAAATTCCTCTTGCACCATAATATTTATAAGCAATCGACTTGGGATTATAGCATCTCTGGTGCATACCATACCAAATATTAGCGATTCTATGATTTACGCATCCGTATATTTTTGATTCCATCTTTCTTGCAACGCAATTAACGCCGCAAGACTTTGCCGTGCCACCTGACAGCTCTACTGCTCGAACATTTTTGATATTCCCACAGTCACACTTACAAGGGAACGTACGATTTCTCTTGTTATATGCGCCGATGATTTCAAGATGCCCAAATCTGCGACCAATCCAATCTTTGGAATCGTATTTTCCATGATTAAAATTGCAAGGGCATTTTTCGGCAATGCCATCAACTACTTTCTTCCCAGAGCGTTGCGACTTCTTGTGGCATCTAGTGCATTCACAAAGCCAACCATTGCCGCCTAAGATTTCAAGCACTTTCCAAGTTCCAAACACCTGTCCAACATATTTTTCGTCATGGTATGGATACAGACGCGAATATGTTTTTTTAGCATCGGCTTCTTTTTGTTTTTTTCTGATTTTTTCACGTTCTTCTCTTGCGGCTGCGATTCTTGCGAGTTTGACCGCTTTGCGTTCTTCTTTCATACAAGCACAATGTCCAGAGTTTTTCCCAGTAACATAATCCTTGCCGTTACGGGTCGTTCTAATCGCCCCGCAATGAACGCATTTCAACGTCCATATTTGTTTTGCACTATTCCTCATATCATCTGCGGGCTGAACGTCAATAACTTCAAAATCTCCATACACTTTTCCAATTCGCTCTTTATAGAAGCCATCGCACCATTTTTCAAGAGACCATTCAGATTTTTCCATGCAATCCTCCTTGTATCGTTGTTTTCTGATTCTATTATACCACTTTTTTGGTGAAAGTACAATGTTTATTACACTATATGTGGGGCTTCTTTTATGTGGCAAGGATGGATGAAGTGTTCACCCACCTCACCCCCGGCGTTCCCTGTATACCCCGCCGGTGACCCCTGCCCACTCCAGCGCACCCGGACGGCCTGCACATCACAGGCAACAGGGCAGACCACACAAGGCACGACACACGCCCGGACGCTGGCACGCTGCACCGGTCTGCACTCGATACCAGACAGGCCGCGCCGGGCAGATCGTACCGGCGGCGGAACGCTGGAGGGCGTGGAGTGTGTCCGAAACTGAGCAGATTTGTACACACTCAAACATGAATGATTTTCAACACAAGAATGTGTGTAAAACCGTTGACATCAACACAAGAACGTGTTACTATATAGACAACACAAGAACGTGTTACACCACCACAAAACAGGAGGATAAAACCATGAAAAAGGCATATAAGTGCAGTGACCTTTATACCGCCACATTTGAGGACGGCGCGTTAATGACTGGCACGCTTAACCAGCTCTATGCAGCCCAGAATAACCGCAGAATGACCATTAAGCCCGTTGTGTGGCTCTGGTGCAGTGACAGCGGCCTGTATATGGTAGACTACATCTTAAAGGGCGCGGGCTGGACGCTGGGCGTATTTGATACGCTGGCAGACGCAGAAAAGGCAGTAGCAGCGTTTAACGAACAGCCCGCAGCAGATGTAGCAGCAATGCTCACAGAGACCGCTCTAAAACGCTTTACTTGTGAGGTGGAGTGCAAGGCGCTAGGCGATGACGGCAAGCAATACAACGCTGTTTGGTGCCCCGATTATGGGCAAATTTACTATACCATCCCGGCAAAGGTTAAGGTGCTGGGCTACATCCCGCAATATAAGGAGGGCTAAACAATGACGAGAACCGACGAATTGAACGCAGAAATCAGAAATCAGGCCGTGCGCCTGTATCCCAAGTGTGCCGCGCTTTTTGAGTTGCCGTTGATGGTATACACTCAAATTGTAGCGGACAACCTAACCCGGTCCAAGCCGTACCGCTTGAGTGTTGAGCGTTGCAAAAAAATTATTCTGGCGATGCCGGAGTTTGACTAATGGAGGGTTTACAGTATGATCACTCTTGATTTTACCCAGTGGGCGACCCTCTGGTATGTTGGCGGCATGATCAGCGGCGCGCTGGTTATGATTGCATTTCTCAACAGCTAACAAGGAGGGCACACAAAATGGAGATTAACAACTGGTATTCCGGCTGCCTTGTCCAGGCGTTTCCCTGGATTGATGGCAAATACATCTATGTAAATGTCAGGCGCTTTCTGCCTGGTCAATCAACCAGCCAGGCACCTGCCTGGGATCGGTCAGTTTTTGTCTTGGATGACGAGCCAGGGCGAACCATTGTATATAAGTATACCGACAGCCTGGTTAACGCCATATCTTTCGGTAAAATTCAGGACAAAGCACACATAACTTTTGAAAATTCAAAGTTTTTTGTTTGATGGAGGGCTGAAAAATGACATACACGGCAAATAAAAAGGCATATGGCCTGTTAGAATCCCTTGCATATTGGATGGCTGAAATCTCATATTGCAGGGAAAAAGACCCGGACGACATCGGTTTTTTAGAAAAGGCAGATAAAACCATTCATTTCTTGTTTAATCAGCTCGACCGGGCGGGCGTCCCGTTTTGGGCGCAAAACTCAGCTCTTGCAATCGGCGAAAATTGGAGAGAGTACGAAAAACGCAACCTTAGAACGCTATTCACGAACAAAGGAATTTTGGAGGGCTGAAAAAATGTCTGATTTTGAAAAAAGAGTAAACGAATATAGGGAAAACAAGCGGCTCATTGAAGAGCTTGAAGCGATGAACGACGCAATTAGAACGGATATAATCAACATGATGCACGGCGCGCATGAAATGGTGCAGGGCACCGCAAAGGCCATTTACAAGGATGTGCAGATCGTCCGGCTTGATAGCAAGCTTTTGCAGACAGCACACCCGGATATTTATGCTGAGTGCAGCAAGCGCACCACATACAAGCGTTTTAGCGTGGTATAAGGGGGTTTAATAAAATGTTGCTTGAGTTTAGAACAAAAACAACAGAAGACGGCTGCAAATACTTGTGGATTGACACTTGTGCAAAAACTTTCCGCGTAATGCACCTTGATTTTATATCACTCGATGTGCCGCAAGTGCGCGCCTCCGATATCGACACAATTCGCAGCAATTGCTTGCGCAATGGATACAAGGAGGCTGCAAAGTGATTTTCTCTTGTGTTCTGTTCGTTTTTTGGTTTTTCTCGGCGCTGTTTAAAGCTTCAAAATAAGAAGCATTTCACCCGGTCAGAAATGGTCGGGTTTTTCTTTTGCCTTGCATCTGCTGAGGGTGCAGGGCTTTTATTTTGCCCTGCTACAATACAGCCCCATACAAGCGTTTACAGCGACTTTTATATCATTCATGAGTTATACCGCCCACGCAACAAAACAGCGCACGGGGCTTTACAGAAGCTTTTCCGGCTATTTGCCGCATTTTTTCGCTGTTGTGTGGCGGTGTATCCAGCTATACTGCACCACCTGCGACACGATGGAGCATATCACAGCGCCGTAGCACCTCCAGCGAATACCAGATACCAGCGCCACGCCGGACGCTATACAGGACAGCACAGCCGCCCTATTATAATAAGGTATATAAGGGAGCAGCGGTGTGCCTCTGTTATAGATCCATGCCAGACGGTGCAACACATCGCAGACCATGCCAGCCCGGCGGGGTCTCGATGCTTCCAACGCCTGGCATTAGCCTGGCATTGTGCTTTCTTCCTGGTACGGCGGCGCGGAACCATTGGCGGCTACCGCCGTATCTCTTTTCGGGCTTTCGCCCGATAGCCAATAAGGGCGAGCAATAGTCGCAGCGTTCCAGCCGGAATAGTCGTAACCAATAGTCGTAGTTTCTCCAATAAAATAGTCGCAGAATAGTCGTAAGTCATCAGACAACTAGCTTTTGAAAGTCCTATATATCGTATAGTAACGAGAAGTCCGTTGATAGTCGTAGAGTAATAGCCGTAGCGTTTTTTACGAGCCTTCGTCAAATAGTCGTGTGTTTTTTGTGTGAAATAGTCGTTCGCCTTTTAGAGAAAGGGGGGTGCGATAGTCGCTAAGTCATCAGACACCCCAAAAAACCAATATATGTCAAGATACCTGTCAATTTTAATCTTAATCACATTACCTCAAAATCTTTAACCATCGTACTTATTATAATAGTTGCAGATAATTACTCAATCTTTTTAGATATTATTCTGCTGCAATAGTCGTATCGTCCGATTCGGTTCGTTCTTCTCCGATTTAATTGCCGACAACTACAATCATATCATACCAATCGATTAGGATTATTTATTCGCCAAATACCTCAATACTTTTAACTATCTAATAAGATTATGCAACTGGTCAGTTGCTTTCAACTTTCAGTCAACTGCTCATACAGTTATGCAACATTTCTACATATTCAACCGACTACAAAATGAAGTCAATTTTCCATGTCTGAAATAGTCGCAGACCATCCACCAGCAAGAACCTTACGCCAGTTTTCGCCTACGGTCTGCTCTGCTGGCTAACGGTCTGGCTTTTGGAGATAGAGGGTTGTAGGGAGAAAGAACCAGTTTGCAATTTCGCATAACTGTTATTTATTCACTTTTGAACTATTGTGGCACACCCGGCTCCGTCAACGCGCGCACTTGCGCATATAACGCCCGCGGACGCGCTAAACACACGGGGAGGGAAAAGGGGAGCACGGAAGATGTTAGGGGGATTATAGGGGGTAATAGGGGTTGTAGGGGAAAGAGGGGGACAAAAGGGGGAAAGAGGAAACAAGGGGGAAAGGGGACAAAAATTTGAAAGCCATTTCCGAAAGTGATAGTCGAAACGTTTTTCGTCTCAATCAGCACTGCGATTGGATGGACGGTCGTTGGCATCCGCCCATCTGGCTGCTATCATTGCGGGGAAGGCGTGTAGGAGCCTATCTAGCGCGTTTTTATGATTGACCCCATAACTTTCACGTCTGACTACAAAAAGCCGTTCTCCCCTCTTCTGCATCTGTCTGTTTGCATGGTCTAGTTTGAGATATGCCATCAGCATCAACGGAGAGCCGTCTACGAGCGTCTGTGGCGCGTTTTTGCAATGAAGTCGATAAAGTTATCATCTAGCATCCAAAACGCCTTAAAACAAGCTTTCTCGTGGAGTCGGCAAAAACAAAAGGCTGTCATTGCTGACAGCCCATATGCTCAATCCATCCAAGTGTACTCTTGGAACCGTTGAATCTGCTTGTTAAACGTGATGGGGAGGTCGCCTATCTCGCCTTCCTTGTTCTTGCTTAGCCGGAACAGGTATTTGTCTGGGTTGTTGCTGGATAGAAGAATGATTGCATCTGCGTCCTGTTCAATCTGTCCGCTCTCTCGCAAGTCGGAGTTAGTAGGCGTTGCTCCGGGGTTGGATGGGTTTCGATTAAGCTGTGCCAAAGCCACCACAACAATGCCTGTGGTCTGTGCCAGTTCGTGCAGGGCAATGGATATAGCCGTAATGGCGGCATATCTGTCCTTTGCGCCTGTTTCGTGGATAAGTTGGAGATAGTCCACAAAGATGACCTGAGCCTTTTTACGGAGAGCCTGAGCCTTCATCCACGCCACGTTCTTTCCGGCAGCAGAGCGGATGTATAGGGGCATCTTCATGTTCTTTGCCTGTCCGTCAATCTCATTCAAGCTGACCGCCTTATTTTTCACCATGTCCAGAGGACAGTATATTTGATTAGCCATCAGACGTGCGCCCAGCTTACGTTTGCTGGTTTCCAAGCTGAAATAGTACACGGTGTAGTTTTGCTTTGCCATGCTTGCTGCTATTTGCAAGGACAGGGCTGTCTTGCCCGCAGACGGTCTGCCGCCGATGATAATGAAATCACCCGGTGAGATGTGCAGCGCTTCATCCAGACGCTCTAGGCCTGTCTTGATGTACACAGGCTTCTCGTCCATGTGAAGCACATAGTCGTTCAGCACATCCTCGTATGTCCACGCATCTTCTTCCTCAGCTTTCAGGCTCATTGCCTCGCCCATCTGCTGGTAGATGTCTGATAGATCAGAATAGTCGGTAAACTCGCTGGTCATCTGAAATGCCAGGCCTTGCACACGAGTGAGTGCGGCTTGTTCTCTGATAAGCTGTGCCCAACGCTGCATCTGCTCCCTGTCAATTCGTACACACTCTGATTCACAGGTCTGTACACACGATAAGAGCGTCTGCGCTACGTCTGGATGCTGCGTGTTTATCTCGACTATATCTATCTTTCCTCTAGCCGTCCAATAGCCCTGAACAGCCGCAAAAGCGTCTCTCAGCTCAGGTCTAAACAAGTCAAGTTCAAGGTCTGGTATGATTTCATCCACAACGCCCGGCTTGCAGAGCATTAGCGCACCGATAAATACCGTTTGAACGTCCATTGTCATAGTCTAGGAAACTCCATCTCCGTACTTTGCTCGTACTGGTCATCCTGTTTCAATGCGTAAATGTCCTGCCATCCGGCATAGATACTTTGGTCGAGAATGGCTTTCCAGTCATGCCGATCAAACTTTTCCAGCTTGTTGCAAAGCATCTGTTTTGCTCGGTCTGTCATAGGCTTTTTAATTCTTGTACGCATCTGTGCGAACTCTCGCAGGGATTCCAGCAGGGCTTTATCGCCATGAGCAAAGTCGGAGAAGATGTCAGGTTTCTTCTTGACTGCACTCTCCGGCAAGGTCTTGACGCTCGTCTGACTGTCAGTTGATACTATCGGTTCATTGTCATTTGACTTTGAGCTCATAGATGGGCTGACTTTCATCTCATTTATGACATGAGGATGAGCTGACTTTCGTGTAGACCATCCTTTTGACGCAATATCGCTTCTTTTCGATTCTTCATCGAGCAGATGCTTAATCAAAATGAAACAAGATTCTGCTTTTTTTGAATTCAAAGTTGCGTCTTTTTCTTCAAAAACGTATGCGCAGATTGCATCGTAGATTTCCAACTTCTCTTTACTTTTCAGTGTGGAGATGGCTTCAAAGTAGTATCGTTGGAATGTAAAGCTGCCTCGTTTTTTGTCCATGTTCAGTCCTCTTTGTAGCGTTTGTTCCATGCTTCGATAAGGTCGGCTTTAATTCTTTCTTTATCCTTTTCGGAGCAATCAAACCAATACTCCCCACTTTCCATAAAAACATGGCAAGTGCATTTGTTTTCTCCGTGCGCTCTCGAAATAAACATCCACTTCTTTATATCAGTCCCTGTTTCGGCAATGGCAACTTTTCCACCGCAGAACGGGCATCTCTTAAGTTCTTCCATCTTTAATTCTCCTTAAAACAGGCACTCAGCGTCAGATTCACGCAGCCAACATTCGCCCGGAATGTTGACTATCTCATAATACTGCCGTGCAACGTAGATTGTTTTCTGCCCGTCCTCAGCGATCAGACCGACAATCAGATAGTTACCAGCTGCCATAAAGAACCAAGGGTTGCTTTTGTAGGTTTCGCCCTTCATCCAGTTATTCATCCTGTTCACGGCTTTTTCAATGTCCTTGTCGGGGCAGTCTGGGTTATCGTACGCAAAGAAATCCTCAGGAAATTTAAGTTTTTTCACTTTCTAAATCCCTCTCTCGTTCTCATAATTCGTTTGCAACCTTCATGTAGCTTTTCGCCTTTACGGTATAAAGGCCGATTGTGCTTCTGCTTGATGTAACCGCACTGCGTTTCGGACTGCCTGATAGCATTTGAAAGCTGTTCAAGTGATGCAGCGCATCGATTCACCGCTTCTGTTAACGCTTCAAATCCATCCATATTTAGTACTCCGTAGGCGGTTCAGGCATAGGCATCCAATGTGTAACATTTTTGAATGGGATGCACTCTCTTGCTTCACACCAACCACCGTTTACATCATAATAGGCTACCCAGTCACCAGCTTTTTCGTCGTGAATCAGAACATAATCGCTGGCAAAATCATTTTTCGGAATATCTGGCAATCTATCCTTGACATTAATCCAATTGCTCATGCTCATCACCTCATATCATCGGAAACGCCATCCAATACGTTACCGTCACATCTTTCGGCAGTCTCTCGCCTATCTCGTCCCAGAACTGACCGTCTGCGTAACAGCCGATAAAGTATGCTGTCGGCGAGATTCCTTGCAACATTTTTCCATCTTTATCACGCCACGTTGTCTTAGTCGCAAGCAACAAAGGCTGCGTTCGCTCTCGTGGCGGTTCGCTTGCCGGATGCCAAAGTGTGTTAGCCATTTTTATAACAATATACCAACCATCGTTGTCAAAACGATGCCTAAAGCGACTTCATATATCGGCATTGCCTTTTCTCCTTTCAATCTCCGTCCCACACACCGTCAGGACGCATCTTTGCAAATTCAAGCAGCCAATACAGCGCACGCTTTGCATTGCCTTCTGTCGCGTGCCAATAGTCGTCATCGTCCGTATCATCGCCCAAAGCGGCAATAGCCTTTTCCAGCATCGGGATGCTTTCAGCCCCCGTCTTGCCGTAGATGGAACGAATTCCTTTTTTCCCGAGCACATCATTACGCCGATAGAACTTTCTATAATTCCGTGTGACGTAGCGCATCAGTTTTTCTGTTCCGCCCACAATTCTTATGCCGCCTGCAATAAAATGTACGCTATCCGCTTTAAGGATTTCATGCGTTACAGGGTCACAAAGTGTAATGTCATAGCTCATTCTCTCTTTTCTCCCATTTCTTGCATCCACGTTCGTCCCACACAAAGTCTGCAACGTGTTCTGACTGGTCGTTCACACACACGCCTTCCGGCTCTGCGTACCATTTGCAAGAGCCACAGGACGGCTCGGATTTGTTCTTGCAGGATTCTGCTGTGCATCGGATAGCCTTGCCAGCGGAGAACTGCTTGATGCCCATGCAAGAGCAATGTTCGGTGGTGCAGTAGAAGTTCATTCCTCTATCTCCTTCCATCCGATAAACTCGCATAAACCAACAGTGTTATTGTCGCAACGATGAATGAGGACTTTATCGCTTATTTTGAATTTGGCGATAAACCCAATTTTGCTTTCTTCCATTTCGTTTTCAAACATCCAATCAACAATGTCTTTGTCGATTCTGACATCGCCTTCGTCCGTCATGGTCGCAAAGCACTGTTTGCATCTATAAAAAGCGCACTTTTTCATAATCTCTGCCCTCTCTTTCTCCTTCTGTTGGCATTGAACCGCCCGATCACTCGCTTATACTCTGCATAGCACTCCGGGCACAGGTCGCCTGTGTCCCTGCGCCATGCCCAGTCCTTGAAGTATTCGTTAGGGTTCATCATCCTGCCGCCCAGAACCGCTCCGCAGCGGTCACATACTCGCTTGTGGTAGATTCCTCTGTCAGTTTGCATTAGTCGTCCTCCTCAAAACCCGGCGCTACCCTTGCAATATATTCAGTTTCGGAGCCTTCTGGAAATGCAAGTTTAAGGCTTCCACCAATCGGCTGATTATGCAAAGGGTATATGTCGAGACCGTTCATTGCGACTTTCGCTGCTTCTTTTTGAGTAGAAGCGTGAACAAGTAAATATCCACGTTCTCTCCATTCAACAGGCACTTTATACAATCCCATGTTAGTCATCCTCCCCAACATCCTTGAACAGGATTTCTTTGTAAGCTTTCCAGTTTTTGATTTTGCACGGAATATCCGTGCCGGGCACGGTCTTTTTCAGTCCATCCATCTGCCAGACGTTCCATGAGATGATGTCTGCGATACAGTCAAGAAAAATATGCATGAAGCCAATTTCTAGCTTTTCAGCATCAAACCGATACCTAAAATTTTCAATCAGTGTCAGGAACAGGTTGCACCTTGTCAGAAAGAGGTTGTCTCCTTGCCACTCATAGCCGTATGTCGATTTGTAGGCGCTAATTGCCCAGAACATCCACATATTGTAGTCATGGAACTGCTCTGCCAGAACATTTAGCTTTCTATCCAGCAGACCGATTCTGTCCGGCACGGCAATCATCTGCCCTGTTGTGGTATCGTATCGGCTTGTGAGGAACGGCGCTTCTCCACAGGTGACTTCAAGCACATTATGGTTGATGTACTTCTTCCAGTCCTCGCCTTTCAGGTCGTTTTCGGCAACGTCTGCCATCTTCTTGCAAACCCAAGTCGGCGTAAACACCTCTGCTTTCTTGCTGGTACGTTTTTTCTGGTCTACAAGCCGTTTCTGCACACGAGGGACAAGTTGAACCTTGTCTAGCTGTTCCAGTGTGATTTCATCTACAAAGCCCACGCCCAGTTCAGGCGGCGGGTCTGTCGCCCAGATGATGTTCTTGCCTGTCGTGTGGTCTTGCAAGAGGACAGGCAGGAACGTGCGTAGGCATGGATCGGAGAAATCAATCAAAGTTCCCATTGGTCAGCCCTCACCATGATTTCGTTTTTCTCTTTCAGCCAGTCCTTGACGCAATGAAAGCAATGCTCACGGTTCTGACAACGCTCCGGGTCACGATGTTTGATAAGCTCGCAAATGCCCCGCGTAAAGTTTTCTGCAATATCTTCGTCCGTCATAGAGCGGATAAAATCGCCGTTAGTCATGTTCTCCCACCTCTCTGTACTCCACGTCAATCCCTTTCGGCAAAGCCGTCTGGTACTTCTGAGCCAACTGCTCTGCGCTCTGGGCATCGCCCAACGGCTGTTCAGGCGGCGCAACAGTGACTTCCACGTTGTCGCGCATACCAAAGTAGTTCTTGGCTCGGAAAATCCACTCTGCCGGGTTTTCCTGACCATACATACCGTTGTACGCCCACATGGACTGCATTTGCAGAATCAGCTTCAGGATGTACTTCTGCTGCAAGCTGTCGTCACGGCGCTTGCCCGCCATAATCTGCTTCAGGCTCACCCATTCGATGCCCAGCACCAGTGCAATCCATTCGACCACAGGGGAGATTCTGGCTTCGATACAAGCGTCAAAGAAGAAGTCAAGGCGTTGCTGCACTTCAATTGGGTTGTTCATATCCACGCTCGGAAGGTCGCCAAAATACTTGGCTGCAATCATGCCGATGACTTTCTTGTCCTCTTCATCACCGATTCTCGACTGCAAATCGCTTTTGTTCAGCATCTTAGACCTCGTGATTGCTAACTCCTGTTGTTCTTTCACCTTTTTACTCACCTGTGAGCGGATAGATTTCCGCTTGTTAAGCATCTGCTGTTTCTTCTTCTCTCGCTCTTTCTCACGCTTCGCAGCGGCTTCTTCTTTCGCCTTTTGCGCCCGCTTTTCACGCTTTTTCTTTTCCGCTTCGGTCAGCGGCGGTCTGCCACGACCACGCTTCGGGGGTGTTGCCATGTATCAGGCCTCCTTTGGCAGTTTTGGAATCGGCATCCAGAACCTGACCTCTTCACGTCCAACCTCTTCTATCCACTTACCGTCTCTAAATTCTCTTGTTGAAACGCAATCGTTCAAATCTAAAAACTTATATACAGCAAAGTAGATTCCATCTTTTTTCGGTTGCGAATCGTTTACGCTAATCCACTCGTTCATACTCTCACTCTTTATCTTCGTTTCGATTTTATCCAGCTCGGTTGCAATCCACCAGACGGAACAACAACTACCAAGTTCGTTACACCAAGCGCACTTTTCTTTCTCGCATACGCATCGCCCAAGCGGATTGCTGGTCATCTTCATCGGGCAGTAAAGTTCGTTATCCATCATCATTTACCTCAACCAAATAATTAGCGCAAATGCAGTTGAAAGCACCATACTTGCCAGAATACATACTATTAGCAACCAATCGTCATCATGCCAATCTATTCTGGTTGTCATATAGGAAGAAATCATAACCAGTGCAACAAGTGGCAAGCAAAGTGCTTTCAAAATGATGTTCTCCATTTTTACTTCCACCCCATCACAACAGCCGTACAAACGGCCAGACACACGTTGATAAACAGCCAGACGAGCATTGCCTGACGTTTCTTAAACAGGTTGTCTGCCATGTTTTTGATTGTCCGTTCGGACTGAACCACTACCGCCAGCAGGACTAGACAGACCAGCCAGCGAGTTGCAAATTCAAACATTGTTAGCTCCACCTTTCTCTCAGCTCTTTTTCGACCTTCTCTGACTTTGCGGTGATGTAATCTGCAAACTCGTCAGGGGTCATGTCCTCTTCTTTGAACTTGCCGACCATCTCCCAATACCTGTCACCAATGCGGATGATTTTCTGAACCTGTTCATCGGTCAAATCCGCATCGCACCGAAGGTTCTGAATTAGTGCGCCCCATGTGGCGGCGATGCCATCCAAAGCCATGCGAAAGCCGTACAACTGGTTCTGTCGTGCAATTTTGCGGAGGTTGGTTGACATCGCATGTTTGCCAGACGATGGGCGGTTTCTGCGCTTATTCATCTTATATCTCCTTGCCGGGGGAAAGTTCAAACGTGACTTTCAGCGTTTTACCTCCACGAACTCTCCACGTCTTTTGAATCTTTTTCTTGCCGTCATGCTCCATTTTAATGATAAAATGATTAACGACCGCTTCAATAGCTTCGCTTGTTACCTCCTTCACGCTTCGCCACGCCTGTAAGCCATCCTTGCGGTGTGGGGCATAAGTCCAAACGTAGACATTTCCAAACGGTCCACATCCAACATGATATTCAGCCATTTTTATTCTCCTTTGCTTCAAGGTGAGAGAGCCAACGCAGAATGTCTGAAACCTTCTTACTCACTTTTTTCTCCTTTCAGCCAGTCGTTCAGCTTTGCCATGCAAGAGGGGCAAAGAAACGGTTCATCATAGCAATCGCAACTCCAGTAATCCCATGCGTCATGCACGTTCTTGTCAACCAGAATCACGGCATTGGGCTTATGCCTCCCCATCTCATCGGGCGGTTCAGGATTAAACACTTCTCCGCAGCGGTCACATTTCATTCTCATTTTCATTCTCAAATCTCTTTAGCAGCCCATCCACGTCATACCGCCAATGGACACGCAGTCTTTTTGCTTTGACCTCTATCCCCTCTTGCTCTGCCCACTGCCAAGGGATGCTCTTGCGGCTCTCGTTGTAACGGAACGCCAGAACCTTGCTGGCAGGGATTGCAAAGGTGCGGTCGACCGCCCTGTAATTTACTATCACATGGGCGGTCTGACCGCTGTACCCCATTGCATCCACCATATCAGTGATGTGCTTTTCCTTGCGGTATTTGCACTTTGCCTTGTCGTACTTGCCGAATATCTTTTCCAGAGGGATAGAGGGCATTTCGATGGTTTTCAGCTCAAACAGGTGGTTCATCGGGTATCGGTACACAAGGAAGTCGCAGATGTTGTCGATGGAAAAGGACAGGTTCTCGTTGCCGCCGTAGTAGGTGGCAGCACTGTCTTTCAGACGGTAGCACCACGCATCGGACGGGACGGATGCCTTGAAGTCTGCTTCAAACTGTTTGCCGGTGTTCATGCGTTGTCCTCGATTTTTTTGGCTTCTCTGATACGCAGCCGAGCAAGTTCGCTATTTGCATATCGCAGTTGCCAGCTACCAAACCAGCCTTTGTGAACGAGTTTTCCGGCGCAGTAAACAAACTCCTGCTTCATCAGGTCATCAAGTGAAATGATGTAACTGCCCGGCTTATACTTTCTTTTATTCATCCTCGTTCGCCTCTAAATTTATGGAATATGAGTTGCTATGTCAGCGGGCTTTTCCATTTCCTTCATAATCCGCTTATGTTCTTCCACTGTCATGTTGTTCGGGTAGAATCGCTTGTCCACCAGTTCAAACGGTTGCATATAATGGTCAAGAACATCTCGTGCTTCTTTTCGTGCCTTTTCAGCACACATCTCGATATATTATTCTTCGGTCATGTTGTAATCGGTAATGCAGTCAACAACCGAAGAAAACCGACACAGCAAGCCGTTAGGCTGTTTTGCAATAAAAGCTCCCATTTATCTTTCACCTCTAAATTCGCTTCCGAGAAACCGTTTCTTCCCTTTTTCCCGGTGCTTATCCTCATAATCACGGTGGTACACGCTCTGGCTGTGGTTCAGCTCATACACGAACGCCTTGCGCTCCTAGAAGTCTTTCTTCTCTGCCTTGTACTTCTCGCAGGTGTCGTGGCAGGCTTGGTGGCGTGATGTGCAGTTGAGACAACAAGTAATCATTCTTCGCCAAATCTCCTTTTTGTTACAGCTACGCAGAAGCTTTCGATTTCGCTTGCCCAGCGTGCAGTACCCTCGCCGTATGCTTTTTGCCAGACCAGAGGGAAACCACCCAGACCATCAAATAGGCTGCCTAGCGTAGGCTTTTCTTTCAGGTAGGGGCGCATCCTTTGCGCCAGCCAAAACCATTGTGGTAAAGCGATTGAGTTGCCCAGAGCCTTGTACCGTGGGCTGTCAGCGTATTTGTGCTTCTTTCCTTTGCTATCCGTCCAGTCACCAATGTTTGTGTAATTGTCAGGAAATCCTTGTAGCCGTTCACACTCAACAGGGGTCAAGCGGCGAACAATCCAACGGATGGCTTTCTCTGCAATCAGACACTCGCTACCATTGCCGATGTTCCCAGCTTTCGCTTTCAAGGTTGAGCACTTGTCGCTTTCCTTGTAGTGGCTGAAAGACTGCTCGTTGAAGGTCTTACGTTCGATTGCAATAGCCGTGTAGTCTGTGATTCTGTTTTCGTGGTCGCCTGTGATTGTCGGTACAACTTTGCCGTCCCCGTTTCCACGAGCATCATAGACAACGGGTTGAAACAACGTCTGGTCTTGCAGTGTAGAAAGCGTTGCGCTCTTTTCGGTTTGCACCAGTGCGCCTTTGCCGCCACCCTCACATCCAGAACGGATTTTTAGAGTGTAGGCTACGGGTTCTGTGCATCGAGTCGAAGTCTCTCGATGGTCTGATTCCAATACTCGTCCAGTTCCTTTTCCTCCAGACCTTCCTGTTCCTTCACTTTCTGCATCACCTGTGACAGAGTTCCCGGATTCCACCACTCGATCATATCCAGTAATGCTTGTTTCAGGATTTCGGGTAAAGGCTTCCCACGTCTTGATGCTCTCGTCAGGATTCCCTGACAGGCTCGTGCGCTCAAATAGTATTTCTGCGGCACGTTGTCCTCCAAAATCCACGACAAGCGCGATTCTCTTTCGGCGTTGGGGAACTCCCCAATATTGAGCGTCAAGCTGTCGCCAAGCCAGAGACCATCCGTTTCCGGCGATTGCTCCAGCTTTGCTCCATCTGCCCCCCCTACCCGAAGGTCTAGGAATTGAAGCGTCTGGTTGTTCCACGCGGGCAAGTTCTTCCAGCACAGCTCTGAAATCTTCTCCGCCGTTGGAACTGAACGCTCCTGGCACGTTTTCCCAAACAGCGAAAGTTGGATACATTCCATTGGTGGCTGTCCTCATTTCCTTAATGATTCTTGCGGCATCCAAAAACAGCACGGAACGGTTGTCGTCAAATCCAAGCCTTTTCCCCGCCATAGACAAGCCCTGACAAGGACTTCCGAACGTGATGCAGTCTACAGGCTCTATCTTATCGCCGTGAATTTTTGTGATGTCGCCCAAGTGCTTCATCTTTCCAAACGCCCGTCCAGCCAGATAGCACAGCTCTTATATAAGGTAGGCGGTTCGCCTTTTGTCCCGGTAGCGTAACCGTCAGTCAAAAGGGAGATCAGAACTGTCTTCAATCACAGAGAAGTCATCTGCGTTACCCTGAGAGTAGTTCTGCGGTGCATCCTGCGCCCGATCGCCGGGCTTGCTGTCAGACTTGCCACCGCAGAAGTCAACTTTGTTCGCCATGATTTCCGTTGCGGTGCGGTTGTTTCCCTGCTTGTCGATATACTTCCGGGTCTGGATGCTACCAGTCACAAGAATCAGGCTTCCCTTCTGGAACCACTTGGAAACGAACAGTGCTGTGTTGCCAAATGCGGTGCAGTTGAAGAAGTCGGTTTCCTTCTGACCGCCGCTCTGACGGTCGCAAGCAATGCTGAACGTACAAACATCCTTGCCGGACTTCGTGACCTTAGCTTCTGGCGTGTGAACCAGGCGACCCTGAATTGCAATAGAGTTGAGCATTATTTAGCCCTCCTTCGGCTGTTTCTGAGCACAGTCCCAACACAGGACGCGCCCAAATCGTTTCTTTGTGCTTCTTGCAGTTTCCAGCGGAGTGACGGTGCGGTTGTTGTACTGAATAGGCTGCAACTGCTTTCCGCAGCAAGCGCATGGGGGGATGGTTTCCGCTTCCGCTTGCTTTTGCGCAGGCTTGTTTACCCTGCTTGCGGTCTGTTTTTGATACTCGTCCGTGTCAGCGTCTTTTGTATCGTCAATGCAGAACAAACCGTTCAGAGCGTACTTTCTAGCGTAACTACTTGCAGTGCCGGTAATCTGCGAATCGTCCATGCCTTTCTTAAACTCAGGCTCACGAGCGTATGCAGTCACCGTGTAGGTGGCACCATCCTGCGATTCAACTATTGCAGTGGCTTCGATATAATGCCAACTGTCCACGATAACAGGCTTGTCGGAAAGCCGCAGCACAAGGCTATGCGCTTTCAAGATGGGCTTGACCGCTTCGAGAATGTCCTCGCATGAGCGGTACTTGTATCCACAGAACTTGTTCATCTGCCACTTCGGGGCTTTCAACTCTGACTGAACAGCCATCAGAGCTTCATGGATTTTGCTGTTGTCCATCAGTTGTTCTCCTTCCTTGCTTCTTTTCTCGCTTTACGGCAAGCCGGGCAACGCTTGGGCAGTGCCATGTTATGTGATTCAAAGAAAAAGCGTTCTGCTTTGGTAATTTCAAAAGGTTTGCCGCAGTCACGGCAAGTTTTTTCGATGCTTATGTTCCCGTCCCACGAAGCCCTTCTTGCGGCATCTTCGACAGCAAACGCTTCCTTGAATCCGTCATAAGGGCTTCTAACAAGCGTATGCTGCGGTGCGTAACCGTTCTTGCGAAGCGTCTCCTCCAAGTTGTTCCTTTTGCAGTTTGCGCAAAGAGTTTCCGTGCTGTTCGGGAACACTGAAAAAGGCTTATTGCACTTTTCGCAGTGCTTAATTTCTTTCTTGTATTTACTCATTTTCTTCCCTTTCTTCGGCTTCATTAGGCATCATTGTTCTTACTTCGGCTTAACTTGGCTGTGCAAAAATCAGCCAACCATCAGGTCTGCCAGCTGTGCGCGGAGGTCTTTCAACTCCGCTTCCCTGTCCTCGATTTCAGACTGCAAGTCCTTAATCTCGGCCATCCGGTCAGCTTCTTTGGCTTTTGCCATCTGCTCGTTGGTCATAAAGTATATGCCGTCATCCGGCTCTGTCACTCCGCCGAATCTATCAAGGTTAATCATCTTTTGGTCTCCCTCTCTTACGTTCCTCTTTGATTTGCAGTGCGCTATACCACTGGTCTTTGTCAATCTCGATGGTTGACCACCGATGGTTACAGACAAGACACTTTTTTCTGCGAACAATGTTATCGTGGTCAGACCGGCTGTCAACCGTTGCAATGTTGTCACTGCCGCACATCGGGCATTTCATCGTGCATCCCTCCACTCGTTGGTGTGGTGAGGAATGCGTTTTACTTTGCGATTTTCCTGTTCAATGCGTTCATTTTCAGAGCTGACCCCAATGGCACACAAGACGAGTGCTGTGGCGAGGAAGCTACACGAAAGGAAAACGTACCAAAACATTGCTACCACGCTTTGGCTTTTCTGGATTGCGTCGCCGCATCCTACCGAAAAGATTGCTAACGCGATTCCAAGCGTACAAAGGACATTAGCTTTCAGGCTTTTCACTCTTATTACCTCCAAAACTCAGTATCCATGCCGTAGCCATTGCCACAGATACCGTGATGATTCCACGGGCAGCTGATGAGCCCACCAGAATTTCGATGTGATGCACCATCCAGAAGTTCAGCAGAAATACCGCCAAAACCACCGCCAGTGCTATGCCCCACATCAGGGCAACTTCAATAAATGCTTTCATCTTGTCTCCTTTCATTTTTCGCCATTGCAAATCACGGCTATACCATGCTTTGCCGTTGCTTTTCGGTGAATCGCCTTGCCTTTGCTCTTCGGCTCTGAGCTTCGCTTTGCCTTCGCAATGCGCTACCTCGCAACTCAATGCCTTAGCTTTTCTGCTCCTAGCTACTCAATGTCTTAGCCTATCGTTTCTATTCTTTGCCATTGCCTATCAAAACTACGCCTTGCATCCATAGCCTTTGCAGATCTCATCAAATCAGCGCATCGCCCTTGCTGATCCCATCGCGGCATTGCTCTGCCATAGCGGTTAATTGAGGATTTCGTAAGCAAAGCGCCCTTTAGAACTGTTGCGCCACTGGCCGATGCCACGCAGAGCGCCGTAGTCCAGCCACTCGAGCACGACCTTCTCGTGAGAATCGTCCAGAAGAACGATTTCAAACTCGCAAGTCGAACCAGCGGGAATCTGCTCACTGTTGGCAAGGCTGACGCGCTCGCCCTGTGCAGTCTGGGCGCGGAGAGGGCGCTGACACTCGGTAATATCACCGTTCACATGAATTGGAATCATGCGGGGCTGAACGAAAATCAGACCGTCAATGACCTTCTTGTAGGCCGTTAGCTTGCCGCTTTCGTTCACGGCCTTCTTCTTGCCAGTTTCGGTCTTTCCGCCAATACGGGAAAGCATACCGCAGGAATCCTTGAAAAAGCCCTTAATCTGGTAGTCATACAGGATTGGGTCGCCGTTTTCGTTGCGAGGAAACACGGTCATGCCCTTGTCTGCCACAGCATCTGCGCCCAGAGCGGCCACTTCGTCCTCGATAGTGCTTGCATCAGGGGACTTGCTGGCGATAAACTCTCGCGCGATGTTCTGGTTGCTAGGCCAAGTGCCGAGAACCGCTTCGATGAATGTGATTCTTACTTTGATTTTTTTCATTTTTGCTCACTCTTTCTTTATTGATGCGTTCCAGCCGGTCTTTCTCCCGGCTGTGCCATCGGATTTCCCGCTTTCCGTAGTATCTACCGTTCATAGGTCAACTCCCCTGTTGCAAGCATCTGCGAAACTTCGCCGTAGTGCTTGCCAAGCTTGTCCGCAAGGGCTTGTACTTCTCCGATGGATGGAAACGTCTTTTCCAGCTTCTTGTTTTCTTGCTGTTTGATTTTGTACGCTGCCTTCGCGTTCAGGTTCGCCTTTGCGTTGTAGGCTTTCTTGGCGCATTCATTGTGGTACTTCTGTGATGCTACTTTTTTCAGCATCGGCTTTCCGCAGTATGCGCAGAATGCCTTACGGGGCTTGAATGTAATTCCAACCTTCCTGTGCTTCCTGTCACGCTCTTTGTCAACCTTGCGCTTACACTCGGAGCAGTACCGTCTTGTCGGTCTGACTACGCCAAGATACAGGCCGCAGCGTTCACAGTACTTTTCTTCCACGCTGCATCTCCTCTTTCAGTCTGGCTTCCCGATTGTGACGTTCAAAGCACTGGTTGATGGACTTCTCCATCCACAGCACCTTGTTAGCATCGTTTCTGGATACGCCAGCAGCTATTGCAAGCTTCAGCCTGCGCTTGTGGCTTTGCGCTTTACGAAATTTCATCACCAGCACTCACCAGCCTTATCTGTGATGAACTTCGGGACTTCCTTGCCTGTGGCAACGCACAGCGCAACTAGCTTTTCGACCCAGATGTCAAACATGCTTTCTTTTGGCATATAGCACTGGCCAAAACAAGGCTCCTTAAAATCTGTCCAGATCGTCAGGCCGACAGCGCCATCCGTGACCGTCCATATCATGCTGTAACCTTCATTGCACAGGTTGTACAAAATGTCTCGTGCTCTGCTTTTGGCTTCGTTGATTTCAAAGGCATTCCAGCACTTTTTGCTTCCCTCGTAGGCCTTTGTCGCTTCGTCAATGGCGTGGTGCGCTTCGTCCGGGTACTCAAGGTCTACCTTTAAGGTGATGATTTGTTCCATGTTTACCCCTCCGCTTTCTGGTTCTTCTTTTCTTTCAAGAAGAGATTTACAAAGTAGACTTGGCCGCGACCGGAAATCTTAGGAGTGCGGTTAATGGAAATGTGGTCGCTGTGTTGAATCGTGGTCTCTTTGATTTCAAACAGCCCCATTTCCATACTCCGCTGCGTCGGCAAGTTGTAATCGCTACGTTTCGGGTCTTTAATGAGGTAGCCGTTCCGGCGCAGCCAGTCGAACAAACGGTTCTGACCGATGTTGATGCCATTTTGCGAAAGCAACTTTGCAAGCTCACCAACAAGAATGCTCTGGCTGCTTGCGCTCACCGCGTCAGCAAAAACGCCCTTCGGCGTAAGTTCTGCAATCTGCTTGTCTTTCTCTTCCAGCTCCTCATGCGCTGCGATCAGTGCAGTTGCGAGAAGCTGCGAGCGGGTAAGCTGCGGCTGTTCAGTCAGCTTCTTTTCCATCTCGTTGAACGCTGCAATGTACTTGAGCTTCCACTCAAGAGCGGCCTTTCCATTGAAGCCCATCGCCAGCAGTGTAAAGCCGTCACGGTTCATCAGATACATGGGGTAGCTCTGGCCGTTCTGCTCATGGACGTACTCGGTCTTGTAGAACATGGGGGTGTCCCCATTTTTGGGGAGACCCCTCATAATGTCTTCGATGTCACGCATCACATGGTCATGACGCTTCTCGAAGCTCTCTGCAATCTGACGGCTGGAAACCACAGGCTCGCCATTTTGCATGGATAAAATAATGTCGTTCATTTTTAATCCTTTCTTATGACTTACTGCTTGTCCCTCACAAGCAAAGCGTCTACCGACACACGGAAGTAATCAGCGACTTTCACAAGCTGTCGAATGCTCGGCCCATTTGCGGAGCGTTCCCACTTGCCCAGTGCGCCGTTGCTTAAACCAGCGGCTACTTCCAAGTCAGTACGAGACAGACCATGTAACTTGCGAAACTCGTCGATTTTAGAAAGATTCACTAGCCATTCTCCTTTCTGGGCTTGCATTTTACTAGAAAATATGCTACTATGTAGTTGCGAAGTACAAAGTGAACATTTTCTAGCGACTTCCTGATAGATTTGTCAGGGGTCTTGGTTTTTGTTTGCCCTATGCTTCATATTATACTAGCCAAGTGGCTATTTTTCAATAGTCAATTTTCAATTCTGTAAACATTTGTCTATTTGCACAAAAAGAGAGGTCTTTTTCTATGCGCAATGTGGAGCGAGCCAAGAAAATCGCTACCGACAAAGGTGTGAATATATCCTTTGTGTGCAGAGAAATAGGGAAAAGCAGAGGTTATATCTCTCAAATGCTGACTACCGACAGAGATTTTCCAGATGAAATGCTTTCGCCAGTAGCCAACGCGCTAGGCGTTACGGTTGAAGAACTGACTGGAAGTCAAAAAGAAAATCCGCCCCAGCAGCCGCAAAGCGAAGTTGACGCGGATATTAAGTGGATTGAGCAAAAGCTAGTAGAGATGCCGAAAGAAAAGCGTGAAGCTTTGATGAAGCTTATCAGAACTATGTGAGGTGACGGCGTGGGCAAAAAGAAATTTAGCAAAGAAGAACTGCTGAACGACAAAAGTTCTCACATGGGTGATAGGTTTTCATTTGCCTTCGGCGCGCTTTTCTTGGCTGCTTCATTTATTTTCCTTGTGTATTCTTCATCCGCCTTTTTAATCGTTGCAGCCATTGGGGCTATGATGTTGATAAAAGGTAAACGCGGATACGATATGTTTCTTGAAAGAGAAAAGCTCAAAACAAAAATGTACGAAACACCTGTGGCCGCAAAGATTGTAGGCTCTGGTGAAAGCAAGAAGGCCGGAAGCGCCGCACTCCGTTCCGCTGTTGGCGGTTCAATTGCCGGATTGCCCGGTGCTGTTTACGGTGTAGCATCCGCAAAATCTAAAACGACCGTCACGTTTTATGTGACGTATGAAGATGGACATCACGGAAGCGAAACCGTAAGCTCTGATTCTAGCCGGTTCTTAAAACTGATGAAGGTCTGTGAAGATTGACCCGGTACAAATAAAACCCCTTGCGCCGGGCTTTCGGTAGCCTTATGCGCAAGGGGTTTTATCATGCGTTAGTTATTATTTCTTTAGCTGCCGGAATCTTCTCAGGATGTTCCAGCAGCCATGCAATAAATCGGTCAATCTTGGCTCTTTCCTGTTCACTCATTGTGGCATATCCTCCCGATCGGTAAGTACGGACGTTCATTTGATATGATTATACACCTTTTAGTTGTCAAGTCAATGCATTTTTAACAACTTCGTAAAAATTGAACGTTTTCTTCGCATCCATTACTTCACATCGGGGAAGCCCAAAATTGCAATGAGTGTCCAATAAAGCCACGATGGAACTCGCTTATCCTTTGTTTTGCAACACGTCTTTGAGCATGGAACGAAAGGGGTTATTCGGCAAATCGTCCAGCACATCTGCTTTGACGAGAGCGTTTGTGCTGATGCTGTGCGAAACATTGTTTAGCTGCACAATGGCATCGTCCAAGTCTTTTACGGTTGCTCCACGCCGTTCCATTGACTGGAGGAAAGTTTTCACTTCTTCAAGAACAACAGGGTTTTCGGTTTTATAGAATCCGTTCGTAAAGTCCATCTTTCCTCCAATCACAGCTCTACGAGCTGTCCGTCAATGCGTTCGATGTTATCTGCCGGGTCGCGCCCATCGTCCAAGGCGGCTATGGCGCGTTCAAGAACGTTTTTTGCTTCTTCATAAGCAAACTTATCAGCATCGTTGTTTGCAAGGTTGTAGACCAGCTTTAAGGCGGTCTGTCGTGCATAGGGAATGAGCATGGTGTCAATCTGATTCATACACTAACCCTCCCACGGTTTCGGCGTTTTGTTTTCGTTCGGTTCAGATGCGGGCATTCCGTCAATGATAATCATATTGTTACCTCCTGTTTTGATTGTTTTTTCGATGGTACAGTTATAACACAGGCTGCTGTTGGTTCTCCATAGCAGCTTTTTCCATTTTTTGGCTTGTCGAATCCGGCAGTTTTGTCGGATTTTGTTGAAAGGGTGAGAATTTATGGATGAATATTTAGTAAGAACAGCTAAAGCATTAGAGATAGCTCGAATGCGTTCCGGCTTGAGCCAGCAGAAATTGGCGGCAAGAATGGGTGTGAATCGTGGCACGATAGCAAATTGGGAGCAAGGTCTGGCAGCCATCTCCCTGCCGATGGCTATGCGCTGGTTCACCTGCTGTGGCGTATCGGTGGCTCGATACATGGACGCTTGTATTCATCCGGGGCTGCTGGAGCATCTGGAAGATGGCCTTTCCGATCTGGAGAAACGGCGGATTCTCATAGATGCTATGATGGAGTGTTCTTCCTATGAGATAGATGCCTTGTTGTACATCCGGTACGGAGATCACGGCTCAGACCATATCGGTGTGCTGACGGAGATTCTGGCAAATCTCCACACGCCGTTGAAGGACAGGGTTGCTGTCTGCCGGATGGTGTCTGGTAGCTATGAGATGGCGCAGGCTACCGGAACAGACCCAGACCCGAACGGAACCGCCCCAAAGATGGAGATTCTCTATCAAGCGCAGGATGCTGGAACAGAAGCAGCCATGAAGTCCAACGATTCCTATACCGTGAATCCCAATAATATAACCGGCTGATTGTCGAATTATCGAAGTTTTTACGGTATACAGGGGGACGTGCTCCACTTTTTGTACACAATAGGCCTGTTATAAATATAGTTTTAGGTTGTCATTTTGTCCCCCATAGGCTCGTAAATGGCAGATTTTCGCGGATGCAATTAACGAGTTTTCGTGAAATTTTCGTTCATTAAAGCGTGACTTGTCAATTCGTCCCACATTGGTTTGATTACACTCCATTTCCTGTACACGATAGAACCGTCAGGCAGGTTATAGAGCTTGATGGACATTTCTTATTCAGCAAAAAAGTTGTCGTTTTCCACAATCTGCCCGTTGAAGAGAAGAAATTGTTGAAAATGTATCGTCGTCACTATTTGATGATGATTATTTATCTCTTGTTTATCTCTTGTTTATATATATAGTAAGAACGTGTACAAAAAGTGGAGCATTGTGTACATAAAGTGGAGGAACGTGTACAAGAAGTGGATGGTATCGTGTACAAAAAGTGGAGTATCGTGTACAGAATGTGGAAGTCGATTGTTGAAAAAATAATTGTGTACAGAATCATTGACGTGTACACGATACAGTGGTATAATAGGGTAGAAGAAATGAGGTGATGCAATGCCAGAATTGACAGGAAACAACCTTGTCGAAAAGAGCAAGGCATTGGTTTGGGCGAAGTTTACGGACTACACAGCAGGCGAGCTTCGGCTGCTTGAGGTCTATCTGAGCCGTATCAATCCGAGAGACCCCGAAAGCTCTAACGTGTCGTTTACGCTGGCTGAATATTGCAAGCTGCTGGATTTGAAGCTCAATTCAAAGAACTTGAAGTCTCAGGTTAAGCACTTTTTGGGCAACGTGGTTTCAGTACCACTGAATGCAGATGGAACCGAATATGTGATGTATCCGCTGTTCACAAAGGCAGAGGTCAAGTTCAATCGAGAATCCTTGTCCTATGACGTTTCAATCAACTGTAATCCTGACTTGCGGCCTGTGTTTTTCGACATTGCAAGAAGCGGCTACGTCAAATACCGTCTGCGCTATACGATCGGGATGAAACAGCAAGCGTCTATTCTGATGTACAGCATGATTCGGGATTGGATGAATCGCTCTCTAACATCGAACAAGATTGGTTTGAAGCAGCTGCGTGACCACTTGGGGGCAAACGATGCAAGTTATGACGACTTCCGGGCTTTACGCCGCAGAGTTCTTGAACCAGCAGTGGAAGAGATCAGCAATGTTTCAGACATTGTCGTTGACTTTGAAAAGATTTGCACAGGGCGAAAGGTAGTAGCAGTTGAGTTTCGATTCGGGTACAAATCCAAGCAGCCCGTCATAGATGCCGATTCTAGCGAGGTTGATTGTGAGGCGGCTAATTCCAAGCCGGAAATCAAAAAAGCCGCCAGAAAGCCCCGCACAAGCGGATACGAAGGGTACGACTGGTCTGTGTGCGATGCTCTATCCGTTCAAGAGTGCATCGAGGTTGCAAAGGTTGTCGAGGTAAAGATGATGGAAGAACACCCATCTATCAAGCTGCCGAAGCGGAGAGATGCGGTCTATGATATCGTAAAGGCTGCGTGTGCAGATATTCTTTCAATTAACCGTGACCCTTGGCCTGACCATCCGAAGCGGTATCTGATTGGTAGCTTGAAGAAAGACGGCGCGATTGAAGAGTATCTTCCGGCATTTTATGAGATTGACGCACTGCAAAAGTAATCAGACATAGAAAATAAAAGAAAGAGTGATAAAATGGCAAAAATCATAGCTGTCGCCAACCAGAAAGGCGGCACAGGAAAGACCACAACAAGCACCTGTTTGGCTGGTGCATTGCAGCTGCTTGGCAAGAAAGTTTTGCTGGTGGACTGCGATGCCCAGTGCAACGCAACGGACACCTACGGCGCACAGACAGAGGACGTATGCACTCTGTTTGATGTGATGACCCGGCAGGGCACGGTAGAAGAAGGAATCCAGCACTGTAAAGCTGGTGACATTCTTCCGTCCGACAATGCGTTGAAAGACATTGACGAGCAGCTTGTACGGGACATGGGAAAGAACTTTCGGCTGCGAGAAGCCCTTGAAAGCGTATCCGGTCAGTATGATTACATTGTGCTGGACACTCCCCCGCAGCTTGGTCTTGCGCTTGTGAACGCGCTGATCGCCGCCAACAGCATCATCGTTCCCATCACAGCAGACCGATACGCACTGGCTGGTTTGAGCCAGCTTTCGCAGACCATCAGCGATGTTCGCAGATACTTCAACCCGACTTTGAAGATTGAAGGTTTGCTTCTGAACCAGTACAAGAGCCGTGAGAACCTGTCCAAAGAGGTCGTGGAGCAGCTTCCCGTGATTGCACAGAGCATGGGCACAACCCTGCTGGACGTGAAGATTAGACCGTCTATGGGCGTTCGTAAGGCGCAAGCAGAGCGGCACAGCCTATTTATCGGCGACACGGCAAAGAGTACCAGCGCAGAGGATTTCAAGGCGTTGGCACAGTATATCGTGGGAGGTAAGGGCTGATGAAATCGACCAGCAAAAAATCCACAGGCTTGCTCGGCGGATTTGATTTTCAGCCTATTTTTTCGGAACTGGCATTAAGCCGAAGTGAGCCAAAGGAAGAAGAAGTAAGCCAAACAAAGCCGAACAAAGCCGAACAAGCACAGATTAAGCCCAATGATGCCACAGACAGCCATGCACAGCCTAATGAAGCACAGTTAAGCGATATTAAGCCGAAGCAAGCCAAAGACAGCGAAACACAGCCGAACAATGCCGTAGTAAGCGAAAGTAAGCCAAAGAAGCTGAAACAGGCAAAGGAAGTTCAACGTCTTATCGAACAAGGCGATGTTCCCGGCGCACTAGCTGAAGCTGGTCTGACAAAGAAAAAAATCCCGATGCCGGAATCGCATCAGGGCGTTGCAAGCGGCGATGGTAAGCGTTCCAAGCGCATTACCATCCTTATGAGCGAGGAAGAACGAAAGTACATCAACCGTGAAGCAAGGCGGCACGGAATGACGATTGGACAGTTCGTGTACGCTCTGGCGGTTGCGGCGGCAGAGGGGAAGATTGAATTGGAGGATTTCTTGGATGAATGATAGTGAACGAAGCCTTATTCGATTTGTTTGCGATGGTGATATGCGAAACGCGCAAAAAGCCGTTAAAATCATTTTGGATTCTATATCATCCAAAAAAGATGAGCAGTTCAAAGAAAATATGCTTCGCAAGTTGGAAAGCAAAAGAGAATTTATTGAATTGCCATATAACTTGCAGCATCTTTTGATTGCAGAAGATACAGAAGAATTTCCAGAAGCAAGATTCCTTCTTAGGAACGAAGAAAAAAATATAACGCAGAAAATCGTTGCTATTTATCGAGCATCCGAAAAATTGAACGAAATGGGCATTCCTTATTTGCCAGCATTGATGCTTTATGGGCAAAGCGGATGCGGCAAAACCATGCTGGCTAGGTATATCGCACATAAAGCAAAACTTCCGTTTTTGAGGATTCAATTTTCAAGTCTAGTTGATTCGCACTTAGGGCAAACGCAATCTAACCTTGCAAGAATTTTTGATTATGTGAGAACCGCTCCTTGTGTTCTTTGTTTTGATGAAATAGATGCGGTCGGAATGGCTCGTGGGCAAAAAGATGACGTTGGAGAAATGAACCGTGTAGTTATTGCGATTATGCAGGAAATGGATAGATTGCCGAACAATGTCATTATTATTGGAACGACAAACCGATTTGATAGGCTTGACCCTGCACTTATAAGAAGATTTCCGTTGCAATACGAATTAAAGCCGTTATGCCGTGCGGATGCAGAAATACTTTCTAAAAGGTTCTTTGAGTATGCAGGAGTGCAATATGAAAACATAGCTTATGAAAGTCACGTCCCTGCATCTACGGTTATCAAAGAATGTACGGAACGAATTGTAAATCAAGTTCTGAATCAAGAGGATTTCTTGGAGGATTGACGAATGGGCGTAACCATCAAATGCAAAAAGACTGGGCGTGAAATGGATGTTGGCTATTTCGGCTTTTTCAAGTTGAGAGCGAAAGTTGCAGAACTTGTTGGTTCGGAAGTCGGAGAACACTATAAAAAGCTTGATGACATTCTTGACATACCCTCTCCAGAAAAAGAACACGCTCTTGAATCGTACAATGACGAAACAGAGCGATTGGTTGAAAGCAAGAAACTTCCAATCAAAATTGCAGATTTCCTTTATCAATCGAACTGTGACGGAAAAATCCGATACGGTGCCTGCAAGCAAATCTTGAAAGTTATAGGTGATTATGACGATAGCGTTATTTACGGATATGCAGGTAGAGAAAATCCTACAAAGTTCAAAGACTTCAAAGAAATCCTTCAAGATTGCGTAGACAATAAGTGCTTTATGATTTGGAGATAACAATAAACCCCTGTGTAGCCGCAACGACCGCACAGGGGTTTTGTTTTACTTATCAGCAATGCAATCCCAGTAGAGATACGCCTTGCCGTCTGCGGCATCTGCGTCCTCAAGGAATGCCTTTGCCATGTCAGCGTAGAAGCCCGGAGTGTCAACGGACTGACGCTTTGCAACCTGACAATAATCCGAGTACATCATGTTCATGACCGCCCAGAAATCGTTCGGGTCACAGGTGATGTTGCGCTGTTTCGCAACGTCCTGCGTCTGTTCCAGCGTCCAGTGACAGCCCTTTGTGCCGTCAGCGTTGACCATGCTGTCACACCATTCCTCTGCTTCATCGTGGGTGAGGTGCTGGCGTGGCATCCTGATTGAGCGGCTGTCTGCGCCGCCACGTTCGTACTGTCCAGACCGCTTGTCCCAGTCGCCGTTCTGCGAGAAGCCGATTTGCGGCATTCTGAGTCCATTCTCTACGTCAGGATAGCGGGGGATAGAGTAGGGGTCGATGTAGCGGTTTTCCTCCTGCGGATAATAGGAATAGCGGTCGTCGCCGCCTTCCAGCTTACGCAGACGGCGTTCCAGCTCGCGCTCCCTGCGGTCACGCTCTTCCTCAAGGCGGTCACGTTCCGGCTCACGGTTTTTGTCGTGTTCGCGGAGCATCATCATGCGGCGAAAATTAGTCTTGCCCATAATCTATACCTCCTCAAGAAATAGATGCGGGCGCACCAGCGTGGGAGCGGCAGAAGCAGCCAAGATATTTGAACGTGCCGGTGCCGGTCGCAGACGTTGCAACGCGGGTAGCGTAGCGGGTGCGAGTGTGGATACTCTCAGCGGTTGCCTGAGCGCAGTTGCAGTCGGTCAGAGGGTATGCGGTCGTACCTGCGCCAATGGTGATGACAACAGGGGCGTTGATGGTGGTCGTGTCCGGTATGCTCTGGGCAACCACGATGCAATACTTTTCTCCGTTCTGGTATGCGCCAGCAGGGATGTTGATGGTCAGTGTGTCATTGGCGAACGTCACAGACTGGCTCAAGACCAGGTGCGGGCACAGACGGCAGCTTGTTTTGCAAGCCATAATGTTTTCCTCCTAAAAAATCAGGGGCAGAGGTGTCTTACCCCTGCCCCGATGGTTCACCCGGTGTTATCGGGGAGTGTTTTGGTTAGCAGCAGCCGCAGCAGTTCACACCCACGTTGGGGTTTGCCACCTGATAAGCGGGAATCGGACGAGGATTGACCCGGTTCAGGATGGTATCGGTCTGCTGGGACATCACGGTGGTCAGAAGCGCATTCTGACGATCCTGAGAAGCGGCGAACTTGAGGTTCTGGTTCTCAGCGGTCAGAGTGGCGATCTTATCCTGCGTGAAGTAGTCCATCATGCTGCGGAAGTTAGAGTTGCAGTTGTCGATAACTGCACGGGCGTTGTCTGCGATAGCCTGACGGGTAGCGCAGTCCTCCGTTGCGATGGTGTACTTCAGGTCGCCGATGAGCTGCTTGTTCTCGCAGCAGCAAGATGCAAGCTGCGTGGCAAGTGCGGTCTGACCGGCCTGCCGTGCGTTGCCCTCCTGCATGATGGCAAGGTTGATGGCGTTGTCACCGTTGGACACGCTGCGTTCCAGGCCGTTTACCAGCTGTGCGTTCTGGTAGCCAAGCTGACAGATGGCGCTGTTTACGCCTGCAAAGCCGTTCGCGATGTTGGTGTTGACGCCGTTCATCTGTGCCAGCTGGTCATAGCCCAGAGAGCAGATGCCGCTCTGGATTCCCGCCAGAGAGCGGGAGGTATCCTGCTGGTAGAAGCCCTCAGACAGTGCCGCGCGGGTGTCTGCACCGCCCTGACCAGTTGCGCCAGTGCCGACCAGATAGGGGATGTAGCTGTTCATGCCGTTGTCACCACCGTTGCGCCCGTTGCCGTAGTTGCCCCAGCCGAAGATGATAGCGAGGATGATGACAGCCCACAGACCTTCGTTGCCGAAGAATCCGCCGTTGTTATTGCCGCCGTCCTGCCCAGCCAGATAGCCAGTTGCAAAATCGTCCATAACAAAACTCCTTTCAGTTTTGCGTTATGCCATCCCACCGCCGTATGCGATGGGCGAAGCCAAACAAAAGCGGTTTTTGTCAAGTCCGCAAAACTGAGAAGCGTTTCGCTTAGAGGGATGCGTTATCGGGGCAGCGTCAGGTTCAGAACGCTTGCCAGCTGGTTCAGGTCGATGCCACGCTCTTTGGCGAGGTTCTGCGCCATCGTTCGGAGCTGTGCTTCGTTCTTGCCCTGAATCAGGTTCAAGCCCTGCATGATAGGAGCATTTTGCCCGCTTAACTGCTGGATAAGACCCATCGGGTTTTGTCCGGCGCGAGCCAGATTTGCAAGCTGCATGATAGGGCTGTGAGTAATCATATCAAACGGAGAGGGCATCGCTTATTCTCCTTTCTTTGCGGTGGCAGTGGGCTTAGAAAAGCTCTTCTGCCACTTTTCCAGTTCATCCAGCCGATGAACAAGGGCATCGTACTGCTCAACAGGTACATACTGCTGTGTCGGTGCAGCGGTCTGCTGTGCCTGCTGCGCTTGCATCTGCCGCCATGCTTCCGGGCTGTAGAACTCCTGCACATAGGATTCACAGGTGTCCGGGTTGAGCCGCTTGCAGTAGATCACGCCGCTGCGCAAGTCTGGGCAGTAGGTCGGTCTGCCGTACAGGTCTGACGGTATCGCCAAAAATTCTTCCCTGCTGGACACAGGTCTGCCAAGCAACCAACCGCCATCTTGTGCCGACTGCTGAACAGGCTGCTGCCCATTCATCGGCTGTGGACGCTGCGGTTGTGCCTGTTGCATCTGCGTGTTGGGCAGGGGAGCGGCAAGGCCTACCGTGCCCATGCCGCCGTAAGGATTGACAGGTTGCTGCGGAACGTAAGGTGCTCCGGGTGTCGGATAATAGCTCATAATGCATCCCTCCTGATGCTCCCAGTGTACCGCATCGGCAGAAAACGAGAGACAACGAACGCACAACGAAGGACAAAAAAAGAAAAGCGCCCACACGGAAAAATCCGCATGAGCGCTTAACTATTAAAGGACTTCGCATTGGAAGCAAAACTAAAATATCACGTTTCGGCTTGCAAGGCAAGGGTTTCGACAAAACTAGTGCAAATAAGACAAAAATCAAGAGCAGAACCGTCCACAGGCGATGCTGCTCTCTACAAAGGCCGGAGCCTTTCAATCGAGATATTTTAAGTGGACGGTTATTCATTTTTTCAGATTACGCCCACAAATGGGGCAAAAATTTGGATACCATAAGTTGTTTTCGCCCTCATCTGATTCTATAAAAACAGCCCCGTTTTCATCCACGCCCATAACAAGGTCACTGTGCATTCCACCATGAGCAAGAACTCTTTGACTTCCTTCTTTATCATACGCGCAATGACCCGAAATGTTATTTTGAAACGTAGGTTTTATTTCACAATATTCACACATATATTTTTCCTCATAATATAAAATCGTCTCCCGCATAGTACGCGCTGTGAGTAGGCGTGCGAGAGACTGTATCAACTAAAAATGCCTACTTCTGCTATCGCAATTTTGACGTATGCGCACTATTCAAAACCGTTCAAGCATTTTCGGGCTTGCTATGGCTGGACTTGAACCAGCGCAATAGAAGGGGCGCTCCCTGCTCTACCAACTGAGCTACATAGCCTTTTCAAATATCCACCCTAATGCGCTTCTTCGAGAGGCCGGGTGGATTTGTTGGTGTTATTATACCACAAATCGTGCAAAAAGAAAAGCGGCAGACCCGAAAGCCTGCCGCTTTTGAATCGCCTGAGCAGGAGCTCAAAGCTAATCCTATAACCATAATTAGTATATCACACATTCAGCATTTTATCAATGCCTTTCAGCCGGTAGCCTATCGCCGTCCGACTGTAATGTGTCTGTGCTGCAATGTCCGGCAGCGGGAGCCGCTCAACATACCGCAGTAAGGCTATCTTACGGTCTACCCTCCCAAGCGGTGCGCTTTTTATGGCGGCGATCATCCTCTGTCGGTCAAGTCCTTGCAGCGCAGCGGGCAGCACTACGCGAGCCGCCGCCACGGGCAGAACCGAGCCAAAAAGGCTGCGGCAGCTGTCCGGCGTTGCGCACTATATTGCAAATGACGGCAAAATGGTGATGAATTGAACTTTTCGGGCTTGAAAAGTTGAACTCATTCGTGAAAATGGCCGATTTTAACCAATATTTCAAATCGAATACGCAGATTTTGCATAACTCAACCATTTTCGTGATGTGCCGAAATTGCTCTTGTGCGGCGAACATCTCGGTGACGTCACCGAGATGACGGTATGTAGTGCTTGCCATGATATACTCCTTTCAGCGAGAAATAAGCGGGATAGCCCAGAATGGGAAGAAAATGCACCAGTATAAAAACCTGGTTTTGAGGGGAACCGCAAGATTTTCTTTTCCAATAGATTTGCAATCGCTTTTCCATATAAAAAAGAAGGGTGTAAATAGCAAAAGCTGTGCAAAAATAGAAATAAATTCTGCAACCAAAAAGTTTTTTATTTCCACGGTGCGTTCCTTACTGCTTTTGTATCGCTGCTCTTGCGCGGTCAAAGAAAAACTGAATGACCTTGCTCATGGTCTCTTCGGTGATAGCCCAGCTGACCAGCCTGCCCCACTTGCTGTTGTCCAGATAGTGGCGCAGCATCTTGACGCACCATGCCTTACGCTCTGCGCCGCGCTTGGTGCCCTGAATCTCACGCTCTGCTTGGTCAATGAGGTCAAGCACCAGCGTCTTGACCGCTGCGCCGTAGCCCAGACGGATAAGTCCCAGCACAAGCGAAACAGCGCCCACAACAATGAGCACCAGCGCCAGCCACGAGGGCAGCGGGGTAAGAATGGTGTTAAGAATGGTTTCCATGTGTTACTCTCCTCTCTCTTTTTCGAGATCTTCGATGCGGTGATTTACCACCTTGATCTGCTCTTCCAACACCGGTACGCGCTTGGCGAAGTTGTTGTGCTCCCGGACTTCGCGTGTCAGCTCTTCCAGTTTGGTTTCGGTGACGGCCTGCTGCTTGTCCAGCTTGGCGTCCATGCTCTTGTCCATGCTCTGAGCGGTGCGGTTGTTGGAGACGATCACGCCGATCAGGCTCAGACCGCCGGTGATGATTGCCACGATGATTGCTTCGCTCATGCGCCCTCCCGAAGACGGGTCAAACCCTTCTTTGCGATGATTTTTGCATAGTCCTTGTAGGGCACAGACAAGTCCACGCCGGAAATCTTGCCCGGTATCGCGTCCACAACACCGGGAATGTTGCCCTTGCTGGTGTACTGCCACAGCCCAAAGCTCCATTCCGGTGCGGGCTTTTTGCTGCGGTAGGCTGCAAGCCATACATCGTATGGCTTGAGCGCAGCGCCGCCCATGTACAGGTTGGTTTCGCTAAAGTACAGCCCGGTGTACAGCATGGCGTAAAAGCCCCAGCGCTCCACAGTGCCCAGCGCATGGGCGGCAATGTCCGTCAGGGTCTGCTTGTCGAGCGGTGCTTGCACATATTTGTCCTCAATGTCTACCGCCACCGGCAGCTGCACTGTCTTGCCGGTCAGCACCTTGCGCAACAGGGCAAGCTCTGCGTCAGCCTCCGCCGTGTTGACCGCCTTGCAGTAGTAGTACACGCCACAGGGGATGCCAAGCCGCTGGCACTCGGCGTAGTTGCGCTCAAAGGTGGGGTCGATGTACGGCTTGCTGGGCTCGTCTTCCGCGCTGTTGCCCAGCGCCCGCAGCATCACACCGGAGACAAGGCCGCTTGCCTTGACCTTGCCCCAGTCGATGTTGCCCTGCCAGCGGGAAACGTCCATGATAGGAAGCATGATATCAGTCCTTTCTTTTCTTTACATACGCTTCAGCAGCGCAGCGATGGGCTCTACATAAAACCGCTCGTAGCCTGCTTTGTTGGGGTGTGTGCCATCGCCGGTGTACTTGCCGCTCAGCCCGCTGATGCCGTGGCCGCCCATGGGCGGGGTGCTTTCTGCAATGTCCACGTAGGGCACGCCCCATTTCTGCAGCGCTGCAAGAATGGCGGGCTTATAGGTCTTGTACCAGTTTTCGCTGCTGCCGAACAGCCCGCCGTGGGGGAACACATAGGCCACGCGCTTGTCGCTGTAGTTTTTCGCCAGATACTCCAGCATTTTTTCCAGTGCGCCGGTCATGGTCGTTTCATCGTAGGTGGCGGCAAAACCATCCGTCAAGGTGCCCACAGGGGCCTTGTTCCACGCATCATTTACGCCGCCCTCCAGCAGGATATAGTCTGCCTTTGCAAGCGCTGTGGAGCTTGTCACCACCGTGCTGATACAGGTACGGATACCGCCGTTTACGTTGTCGGTAATGTTCGGAGCCAGCGTTGCGCCGTTCACGGCTTCATTGGTCATCGTCATGCCATATTTATCTGCAATGCACTTGCCGTAGCCGCCCGCACAGCTTGCGCCGTAGGCGATGCTGTCGCCTGCAATGTACAGTGCTTTTCCCGCCAGCGGGTCAATGATCTGACCGTTGATGTCGTATATCTCCATTTTACCACCCCTTATTGATATATGCTTTTATCCGGTTATCACTCAGCAGGCCCTTGTACACCTTGCACTGATACAGTGTGCCCGGCCAGAACTGCTGCTTTTTGCTGCCGTCCGCGCTCTGTGCCGCACCGATCAGGAAGGTCTGGGGCACATCGGTGATCTTGCCGTTGCTGGTCAGCCATTCAGTCATCGGGCAGTAGGTGCTGCCGCCGCGGTACTTTTTACCGTCAAGCTGCACCACATACCGCGTGCGGGTCTTGAGGTGTTCGATGCTGTCTGACAGGGTCACGCCGCCGTAGTTGTAGTAGGCGAACTCCGTCTTATTATTCAGCGGACTGCTGGTGGAGTTGAAGCCGGGCAGGTTGGCGGTGCTGCCGGTCTCGGTCAGGCAGTGCAGGAAGGCAGGCCAGGTGTTGGCATTAAAGTCGTCCCCCGCCTTTGCGTCCACCAGAATGGTGTACTGCGGCGACTCGGTGGATGCGTGCTCCAGCAGCTTCAGGCCGGTGTCAAAGCCGCTGGTCAGCTCCGTTTCGGCGGGCAGGGTGTAGATCAGCTGTGCCGTCTCGGCTGCTTCCACCGTCACGGTGCAGCTGGCGCTCTTGCCGCCTGCGGTGGCGGTCACCGTGCAAGTGCCCGCCTTTAAAGCTTTCAAAGTGTATCTGTACACATTTTCAGATAGCTTAACAGGTACGCCTGAATTAGAAACGAAACTTCCCGGACTAAAGTTAAGAACAAGTTCGCCATAGGTGGCATCCGCAGGCAGCACGGTAACGGTCAGGGTCTTGCTCTCGCCCTCGTTCAGGGTCAGGGCGCTGCTGCTCAGGCTGATGCTCTGCACCGGAATCTCGTCACTGCCACCGCTGCCACCGCCGCTGCTCCACTCGGTGCGCAAGGCGTTCAGCTGCGCCTGCATGGAGGGGCTGGTGTAGGCGGCGTTTTCCAAAAGGGACAGCAGCAGGGTCTTGCTGGTCTCGCTCAGGCCGGAGCCAGAATTCGTATTTTCATTAGCTTTTGCAATACCGTCCTCCATGTGATTCAGCTGCGAAGCGGTAAGCACTTCGCCGTTTGCAAAGTTCTGCTTCTGATAGCTCATTGATATGTCACCTCCTCTTCATTTTCGTTGGTTTTCGTAAAAGCCGTTTCTGTTTCAGTATCAACAGGCTCATCGACTTTTGGTACGGGACTGTATATCAAGTTGATTCCATCCCACAAATAAGCTGTATAAAACCCTTCTGTCATTCCTGACAAGTCATCAAACAGAATCTCATCGGGCGGAAGAGGGTTTGGAATAACGCTTTCGTGGCACCACCCGCCGCCATACAATCGACCATCCAATCCGACTTTGCACTTGAACTTGAAATGTTCCATGATATCCACCTCACATAAAACCGTATAGTTCCAACGGGCGGCAAACCTTATCGTTTTTATTAACACCATCAGAAATAGGAACTTCCAAATGTATCACGCCAGTTATAACGTTATTTTTATAGTCGGACGTTCTCTCGTTTCCATTTCCAAAAGTGATACCATTATATGATACTGTTACCTTTCGCCAGTGTACCGTATTCCACGGATAAGCATAAGAGTACGTTTGCCCATTAACAGGAAGAACGACCGTAAGTCTACCAGCACCGCCGCCACCTGAAAACCATGTTCCATCTTTATGCGTGTCATAGACCAGCATTACAGACGAGTAGGACGAAAGATCGATTTTTGTAGTTTGCGCAGCGAATTCGCCTATCGGGTTGCCATAAGAATCTTTTTCATAAGGCCATTCAAAAATCTTACTGTTGCGAATGCCGTGAAAAGATATGCCACCGCTGTATATAGAAACACTTCCATAGGCATTCGTTATGTCTATGCCATTGTTGTTTATAATAACTTTATTGTTTCCGCGAACGACTTGTACGTTTTGACCGGTGATTTGAACTTTGCCTTCCCAGTCGCTACGAGTGACGACCAACCCATTTTCAGGAGTAAACGTTATCATGCTATAAAGCTCTTCTTTTGTTGCACGAAGAATAATAGCATCAGCGTTCTGAGAAATCTTTGTTTCCGCTGCACCGATGCGCGTAGAAACGCCAGCCATGTCAGTCTGGTACGTTTCCTTCGTGACGCGGGATTCAATTTCAGCTTGCGTCTTTTTGAAATCAGAAGAATACTGTGTCTTGAACTGCGTCAAGTCCTGCTTGTTCTGGTTAGTCTGCGTAGCAGTCTGGTTTATCTTTTCAAGGTTCGCTCTGTCGGTCGCAGCCTGTTGGCTCGTAACGCCGCTTGTGGACTGCGCGTAAGAAAAACTTGTGACCGTCTCGCCCGCACCGGAAATCGCTGTGTTGCAGTTCAGAGCCAGCGTAACGTTGGTGACAATGGTATCATGTACAACGCCGTCTTTGTCCTTGTAGCGTATCATGTCCAGCGGAAACAGATACGGTGCAGACTTGATGGTGGCGCTGTATGGACGGTAAGCAAACCCGCCGCGTGCGGTTTGCAATTCCTTCAAAACACCCTCGTAGGCGTTGGTCAGGAAGCCGCAGTCACTCAGGTCAAGCGTATAATCTGCTGTGCCGGACAGGTAGGTGTTGCCGTTGCCATCGTCACAGGTAAAACCTGTAATGGTGATGTCGTTCTCCAACATATCGCTGGAATAACGCTCACTTGCGGTGATGGTCACGCCGGTCTGCTCATACCATTTCAGCACAAGCCTTCCGCCACCATCCATGAACGCGCAAGTGCCGGTAAGCTGCGCACACCATTGCAAAAGCTGTCGGTAAGTTAACTTCTGATTGGTATCCGGCAGACCGCCGATGCTGAAATAGTGGTTTGGCAGCACCGAAACGTCCGTTGCAAGCGTGACGTTGCAAATGGAGCAAATTTTCTGGATAAGCGCATCAACGTGGATAGGGAAGGAGAGTGCAGAAGCGTTCACCTCGCGGTCAAACAAGACCATGTAGTCCAGCGCAGAGATGCTTATTGTGCTCAGTTTGCGGGGCGGGGTGTCCACGATAAAAAGACCGCAGGGAACATACGCAACGTCTTGGTCAGAGGACGCAGAGCCAAGAATCATGCGTCTTAGAATGCCCTTGCCTAGCGTTGCACTCTCAAGAACGCTGGACAGTTTGATGCCGATTTTGACGTTCAGGACAGCGCCCTCAAAGGAAACATCATTGAACTTGCCATCGTAGTTCCGCAGCTTCAAGGACAGTTCAGACGCGACCGCAGAGCCGACCTCGATTTTACTGTTGGTCACGCAGTACCGGTCAATCTTCAACCCGCCCTGAATGATATCTGCATCAGTGATGGTGAACGTCTTGCTGCCAGCAGTAACCTCAATAAGGGCAGTCTGTTTGTTGCCCTCGTTGAAGGATTTTATGATATCTTGCGATACATTGACCATCAGTGTGCAGCCCTTTCGATGATGTTAAAAGATATCCCTTCCCAGCGATTCATCCGCGAATTGTACATCGGAACAGCACGGTCACCAACGTAGAACTCGCTGGTTTTCCAATCGCCAGCCATTGCGTCAAGATAGGTAACGTTGATGTATTCCGGGTTGAACGCTTTCAGGATGGCAGCGGCTTCTTTTATCGTGGTGTACTTCCATTCCAGTTCCAGCTTGACGCACTGTCCAAGACGTTTCTTGTCCATCTTGTTATCCTCTGTGCGCCCGGCATCGGATGCCGAGATGTCCTGTAACCGCCACTGATAAGAAGAGGGGCATTTAAGATACTGCCCATCCACGCTCCGAATCGGATTGTACTGGTCGTAGTCCATAAATGCCCCTCCTTTAAGTGCCTACCGGGATAATGGTTTTGCCATTGCGCTGGTTCGTTCTGTTGACTGCCTGATAGAAGCTGGACACGTTGATCTCTGCGTTCCCTTCCTTCTCAAGCAGAGCCTGCAACAGCTCGTTCTGACGGCGCAGAAGCTGATTCTGACGCTCCATTGCAGCTTCAACACCTTCGCGGATGCCCTCAACGATTTGGTCATTGTTGGCAACTGCTGTGTGACCGCCCAGAGAACCGACCATCTCTGCACCGGCTTCTCTGGCGATGAACAGCTGCCCGGCATCGGGGAAACCGCCACTTGCAAAGCCGAAAATCTTTTTGCCAAGATTTACGAGCGCTCCGATCGGGGACAAATCCCACAGGGTGTGCTTTATGGATTCAAGAACTTTTGTGCCAGAGGATTTATCAGAATCTCCCCAAGTGCCTATCATGTCCTTCCACCACTGGATGCCACCAGAAAGGCCAAGGCCAACACCAGCGCCTATTCCACCGTATGCACCGAGATGTGAAAGTGCGCCACCAGATGCTGCTGTGCTACCGAGTGTTCCCAACGAACTACTACCAACAGAGCCACCAGAACTTCCAATGTTTAGCTTTCCTTTGAGCCAGCTTATAACTTCGGCGCCCTTCGATTTGATAAAGTCAAAACCATCAGAAACGATTTTTCCGATTCCTTTGTCTTTGTCAAACAAATCGCTGAAGAAAGATTTCAGCCCACCATACGCCTGTTTCAAAGCGGGAACTTGGTCGATGACCTCACCAACTTTGGTTTTCAGGTTGTTGAAGGTGGTTATAACGTTCTTCACACTGTCGATAGTGTCGGACACGTTCTTGACAGCAGTAGAAACCTTGTTAAAAACAAGGTACACGCCCTCAAACGCCTTTTGAATGGCAAGACCAGCAGCACCGAAGAAGCCGTTGTACTGGTACTCGTTCTCTATCTCTGCAACGCTCTTTTTCACAAAAGACCGGATGTCAGAGACCGCGCTCACAAAACCATCATGCGTGTTCAGGATGGACTTCGATGCAGCGGTAAGCGCGTCAATGGAAGATTTGAAGCCGTTGGAGATGTCTTTGCCCGCCTTAGTAACAGCGTTGATGCCCTCTGTGAAGTCGCCCAAGTCGGTTTTCATCTTCTTGAACCAGCCGCCGAAGCTATCATTGGTGGTGCGCATCGTGCGTTTCAGCGCGTTTGCGGTTTCCATCATGGACTTGCCGCTTGCGTCAACGGAAAGGCTGATAGAGCCATCGCGCAGACCGTAGTTCTCGTCTGCCAGCTGAGAACCGATGGCCTTTACCGCGTCAGATACGGACTGGATAGCGTTCACCGCAAGGTCTTTGGTGGCTAAGACGCCGTTCACAAGACCTTCTATGAGGTAGACACCGTAGCCCTTGAAAACTTTGGAAGGGGAGTGGATGCCAAGTTCAGTCTGTGCTTCTTCTTGGATTCCGTCCGTTACAACCTTGACAGCATCATTCGCAACGTTTTTTTTGCCAACGATGCCTTTTGTGATGCCATCTATGATGTTTTTGCCAACGCTAACAGGATTGAACTTCGAGATTTTTTCAATCAGTTTTCCGAACCACTTCACGGCTTCTTTAATTCCGTTGATAACGTCAGCAATCAGAAGGATGAACTTTTCTGCAAAATTTCCGTTCGCTGCAATTGCCAATCGGTCAGCTTCATCAACGCCACTTGTAATCCAACCAACAAAAACGCCTATATTGTGGATTGTTTGGGCAATGCCCATCACAAAATTTTCAATGAAGTTGCCATTCATCTGCAAATCCAAGCGATCTGTTTCGGAAACTCCGTTTTTAATCCAACCAACAAAGATTGCAATATCGTTAATGATGTTCCCAATCGCGGTAACGGCAGCAGCCGCAAAGTTTGCAACACTTTCGCCAATAGACTTGAAGGAATTGAACCAGTCAGTTTCCATTCCAAAGGCAGTTTTCTGATTTTCACTTCCAAGTCCGCGAACGGCTACGGAAATAGCTTCAAATCCTATAACAGCAAGACCCGCAACAGGATGGCCGGATACGATAAGTCCGATGCCAGCAAGCGTTGTAACTAAATCCCAAACGTCAAGGTCGAGCTTCTTCACAACTTTTGAAATGGAATCAAACGCGGAAGTGATCCCTTCCTGCCAGCTTTCAGGGAGCAAATTCAGGATAGATTGTCCAAGATTGGAAAGAGATTCTTTCAGATATTCAATGGATTCTCCGAGTTTCCCATCGGTAAGTGATATGTTCCAGCCCTGTTTGAATCCTTCCGCTGCGAGGTAGACAAGCGCCCTTACACGCTCAAGACCTTTTCGGAATTTCTCACTATTCTGATAAAGGCTTACAAACCTTGCAACGATAATGCCAACGGCAACCGCAGCTGCCATTATCGGGTTTTTCCAAAGCTTCAAGACCGCTTCAATCAAAGAACCTTCGCCCTTAATTTTTTCAAGAGCAGTAAGAACCGAGTTGCTAATTGCCCATGTTGCAAACCCGGCTGCAATTCCAGAGATAAGCGGAAGCAACTTTTCAAGTTTTGCCTTAATTTCATCAACGGAAGAACCAACGTAGTTCTTGAACATATCGTAACCGGACAAATCTACATCACCTAAGATGTTGCCAGCAGCGCCAGCACCAGAGCCGGAACCACCGGGAGAGCCCGTGTCTTTCTGGATGACGTTCAGTTCATCAAAGCCCATGATGTAGTTCTTGAACGCCTTTGCAGCTTTGCCGGTCGCTTTGGTGGTATTGTCCATCGCATCCGTGACGCCACCAACAGCATCGCTTGCGCTGCTAAAGTCCGGGAACTCTACTTTCACGCCCATCAGGGATGCAATTCCGGTGACTAGTTCTTTGACTAGCTCAACGGCAGCGATCAGCGGGGGAAGGATGGATTTCAGGGCGGGGTAGAGCAGAGAACCAACGGCGCGAGCCAGACTGTTCAGCTGTGCCTGCAAGATACGAATCATGTTCGCAGGGCTGGACAGAGTGCGGGCGAAGTCTCCCTGCGCATCGGTGGTCTGCTTCATGATAGCAATGTATCGCAGAACAGCCTTATCAGCCTGAGACAGGGTAGAAACGCTCTGCGAATAGCCAAGATTAAGCAGTTCCTGCTGCAACCGTGCGTTAGAAATATCGACACCCAGACGGCGAATGGGTTCAAGTTCGCCGGAAATAGCTGCCTGAATCTTCGTAAAGGATTCCGCAACAGGGATGTTCTTCAAAGAAGCGAGGTCGTAGCCAAGCTGCGTCAGGTTTTTCGACAGCACATACGCCTTGTCGCTTGCTATGCCAAACGAAGTAGTCAGACCCTGAATCGTTGCCATGTTGTTCATGGCTTCAGTTGGGTCGATGCCAAGCAGGGTCTCCATCTTGTTGATGAACGTGCTTGCTTCGCCAGTCAGCCCCTTCATGGACACGCCAAACAGGTTTGCGGCTTCATAGTAGCTATTGAACTTCTCCGCTGCGTTGCCAAGATAGGTTGCAATGGCTTTCAGCGAAACCAGCTTTGCTATGTTTCGCATAAAGCCGTTCATCTGATTGGAAAGGCTCATGTAGCTTTTCTTCTGCCGTTCGTTGGCGGCGGTTACGCGGTTGGCCTGTGTCACAACCTTACTCAACTGCGGAGGTAGCTTTGCAAAGGCGTTGCCTACCTTGTCAATCTGAGATGCAAGGGGAGTAAGAGCGGTGGATATCTTCTGGCAAGAATCCGCAAAAGAATCAAGGTCTGCCGCTTTTAGCTTTTCGGTCAGGTCGGGTACAGTGCCAATCGCCTTGAACGCGCTGCCAAGCGATTTCAAGCCGGAAATGTCCAAAATGGACAGGGGCGCAAGAGCATTCGTCAACTGTGTGATGCTACCAGACATGGAATAGAAGTCCACGCCGTTCAGAGCAGATACCGCGTTTGGAATCTTCTTGATGGCATTTACAACAGAGTTAACGCCCTTCACGCCAGCGGTCGTGTTGACAGAAGAGATACCATTCAGGAAGTTTGTAACCTTATCCAGGCCGGAAATACCGGCAGACGCTTGTTTCAGCGCGGAAATGGAACTAGACAGCTTATCAAGGCTTGTACAGACCTTGCCAACACTGCCCTTTGTCCGCAAATTAGAAATGGCGGTAGCAAGCTTGTCAATGTTAAGCTCCGCACCCTGCGATTCCGCAGAGATTTCTACGGATAAGCTTGTAATATCAACATCAGCCATTGCTACCACCGTCCTTCTGATTCATCATAGAGAACATCGCCCTCTTGATGCGTTCTTGCGCTTCCAGTGCGCGTTGGTATTCGTACTCGTCCTGCTCTTTCTGGGTGAGAGGAATCGGCCTATCTATGTACTTGATGGGGCCAGACCCTTTCTTGCGGAACATATTGCCAACCGTAGAGGAAAGCGCAGATGCCGTGTAGAAGCCATTTCTCCACGCTTCAACATTGGCTCTTCGGGCGCGTAGTTCTTCCGCGTCCCGGTAGACCTTTGCCAGCCAGACGTCATCACGCCAGAACTGGTCATAGGTCATGCCAATGGAAATGTAATAGGCTTCTACATCGTGGAACAGCTTAGACACAGAGAATGGCTCTGTGTGGCTGTCCGCTTCTTGAGACTGTGAGGTTACACAATCTCCCACGTTGCGTTTTTTGCGGTCTTGTCCTCTTCATCGGTGGCAACCAGAGCCTTGATAGAATCCGCGTACATCTCCATCAGGGCAGCCATCAGGCCTTCCTTGTCCTCGATGTGCGCAAGCATATCGTCAACCGCATTGCGCTTGATGCCCTTGTTGCGAGCAATGAATGCACCGTAGAACAGAGCCTTAGTGTTCTTAACAGGGTTGATGCCGTTAGAGAACTCGTAGATCTGGAAGCCGTTGCGTTCAGTGGCTTCGGCGCTCTCGCGGGTGAAAGTCAGCTCGTAAGTGTTCTTACCATCAGGGGAATGAAAGTTGATAACCTTAGCAGCCATAATAAATGCTCTCCTTTATAAATAGGGGCAGAACCAAATCCGTTGTTCAGTTCTGCCCAGTTTGATTGATTCGATTTGTGCGGATTAGCCGCCATTAACGGTCAGGCTCTCGCTGAACTTCGGGGTAGAGTGGAAGATGCAATTGATGGTCATTTCCACAACCTCATCTACGCCAAAGCCGGACAGACCGACCTGATGCATACCCTGCCAAGTGAAGCCGGAACCGTCCTGCATTTTCAGGGCGTAGTACTTGTCCACGTTGCTCTCAGAGGTATCGTCATAACCAGCAGCCTTGACGGCGGCGTAGTCAGTCTTGTTGTAGTTGGCGGTAAAGGCTTTGGTGTCAGCCTGAACGATGCCAAAAATCTGCTTCTGCATACCATCAGACAGAGTTGTTGCATCCAGAAGGTTCGGGTCGGAGATCAGGTCGGGCACATCCTTAATGTCGCACAGCTTCGTCAGAGCGGTTGCGCTGTCGCCACAATACAGGGTGGTGTTCAGACCGGAGATAGCAGTACTCATAGAATGTTTACCTCCTTAGTTTCGGTAAATCATTCCGTCCTCTCCGATTGTTGCCCCGTAGCTGCAATCAATCCGATAGACGGAATTGTTATACAGCCCATTCAACGGGGCAAACGATTTGCGATAAAATTTAAGCGGTTCAAGAACAGAATCCACGATTCCAACAATGGAACGTGCTTCGGCAATGCGTCCGGTGTTCTTGTTAGAGTAGACCCGCACACGCAAGGAAACGGCAGCGTACTTGCTATGCCCGGCAGAATCAATGTGTACAGGAAGGTTGCTGTTTTCCTCTATCTGCACACACGGAAACTTCTTTACATTGCTGTCATTGATTTCACCAGTAACGAAGATGCCGGGCACTTGCTTTTGCAGTTTCTTAGCAACAGCCGTGAAGATAGAGTTGAAATAATCAATCAACTATTCCAAACCTCCCTCCACGTTGCTTCGACCTGAGAAGCCATTTCCTCAACAGCTCCCCACATAGCCATAGCTGCATCGTTGCCGCTGGTGTAATTCAACTGGCCTTTGCCATCCACCTGTTTGACAGGCGTACCGGCATTGCCTGGGTCGCCGTAGTAGTACCAGCGTTTGTGCTTGCCATTTTCCTTGCCGTATGTGCCGTGCTCACCAATGTTATCAGGCAAAGGGAGCGGGCCGACTGTTCCGGCAGCGCCCCAGCCCTGATGTGTAACGCCTGTGCCGAACTCAATGTGAGCAACCGCTTGCCCCTCCGCTAAGATGGTGCAAGAAGCGCCGTTTTGGATAACTTCGCACTTAACATCGTTTTTGCCAGCATATTGGGCATTGGCAAAACGGATTGTTGCAACAGCAAGACCTTTATCGGCGAGTGCCTTTGCGAATAACTGCGCCTTTTGATTCAGGGTGGTCTTGTATTTGCGAATATCTTCCTCAGCCTGTTTAAGTCCGGCATCGCTCAACCTCACTTTAATTTTCACTTGCAGCCACCTCTTTCAGCGCATACAGCGTATCCGTGATATGCTCTGCGACCTTGACCACAATGTAATTGAAGGGCTTTGAAACGTCCGTCTGAAACCAGACGTGTGTACCTTCGTAAAGTGGGGTGTTGTGCTTTTTGCTGGACGAACTGACAACGTAGCTGTAATCCGTGAACGCGCCGAAAGGGTTTGCTTCCGCAGAACCAGTAGGGGGGCTGACGTTCAGCATCAGCTTTGCGGGGTCACTCCACGATTCGTATGCGGATTCGCCAGTCTCGTTTCCCCACTCGTCCACGACAGGCGTTTTCTTGCCAACTGGGTTTGAATACCACAGCGGGCGTTTATCCAGCGGGCTTCCATTGAACATCAGCCGATAACACCTACTCTCGGAACCACTTCATTCAGCAGGGACTGTGCCACATCGGAACTTTCCCACACACGAGTAATGCCATTGTTGGTGTAGCTCGTCTGTCCGTTTGCACCGATGTGGTTGTACAGTTCCGCTGCAATGCGTATCTGCAAAGACTGATACTGCAAGGGCAACTCGTCCGGTCTGTTGCCGAAGGGATAGCCCTGTGCAAATATCTTGTCTTTGGCGAAATCAAGCAGCAGGTCGAAGAGTGGGTAGTCCTCGTCCGTGATTTCACGGTCAAGTGCTGGGGCAATGTACTGCCCCAGCTTGACTACCGCTTCGGAATACTGGTCTCCCATGCTGCTTTCCTCCTTTCGCCTTAGTAAGCCTTGATGCAGTACACAGCGTCCATGCGCTCAAAGGACGGCAGGACGATTTCAGAGACGTAGATGTTGGTGTTGACAGGATGCACGGTCTGCTCGGTGGTAACAGCAACGCCAGTGTTCACAACGGAAACCTGTGCGTTAGAGATGCCAGCCATCAGGTCGGCTTCCTCAGGGGTGGCAACATAGTACATATTGCCCAGAGAGCCAGAAGGAGCCAGAACGACATAACCATCAGGCAGATACTTTTCGGCAGCAGCGGTTTCCTCCGGCTTGTACATCTTGTCGTACAGGTGAATGCGGATGCCAGATGCGCTTTCGACAACAGAACGTGCTTCGGAATCAACCAGCACAGCGGTGGCGGTCTTCATAACCGTCAGGAACCGGTTCTTGATTTCATCCGCAGCAATCATCTTGTGGAAAGTGTTGGTGTTCATGTAGGCGTCGGTGATAATCTCACCAGTGTTTGCCAGCACGGTGTTTGCGGCAGTGGTCATCGTGGCGATGGGGGTTGCGGTGGTAGGAGCATCCCACTTCTCCTTGGTAGCCAGAGCCTTGTAATTGGACTGCTGCCAAGTGCCGTCAGGGTCGTAATCGTAGACGTAACTCACACCGTTGGATTCGATGGAGATGCCGGGCTTGCCAGTCTTAGGAGCCAGAAGCTGCCACACCATTCGCTCAGGCACAATGCGAGCCCCGGTAATAAGCTGTGCGGTATCATCGTAGACACGATTGATAACGTCTGCCGCAAACTCCTGATTGGTAGCCAGAACAGAGATAATCTTGCGGCGGTCTTCCTCGTCAATGTGAGTGCCCTCACGGAAGAACGGCATACTGGTCTCGGTCATCTTGATGCCCTGACGAGTACGGAACGTAGCCTTAGTGTCGAACACGCTAGGCTTCAGCGAAACGCCAACGCCCTTGTGACCACGCAGCCACTTCAGTTCCATGCTGACCTTCTTACGGGCAGGGAACAGAGCATCAGAAGCATAGGGCTGCGCATTGGTCGGGTCATTCGTCCAGTAGGCGGCAATCGCAGCAGGGGAGAAGATTTCATTCAGATTCAGTGCCATAATTTAGTCCTCCTTACTCGCTCTTTGCGCCAACATCGGTACGGCAGAAAACGGCGGGAACAGCCTTTTTCAGAGCGGCAATATCGTTTGCAGAATAGGTAAAGCCAGACAGCTTTGCCTTGTCCACATCAATAACGCCCTGAATCAGCAGTGCGCCATTGGGGTTGACGGCAGGGTCAACAGTGTGCAGCAGAATGCCAATGGCATCGGTAGCCGCATCGGTAGCGCTGGTGCCAGTAGTGGCAGCAGCTTTCAGACCAGTCTTTGCCATAGGATAACCAGCTGGAACAGCATTGGTTTCCTTGACGGTAAAGGGAATGGCAACGTAGGTATCAGCAGCCAGAATAGTGCTTTCAGGAGCCGATACCGGAGTATTGGTGTACTTCATGTTTTCCTCCTTAATGGAAAGCAGTCATTGCGTCACTCGATGCCTTGTTTGCGTCTGCGCGTTCCTTCGCAAAGCGTTTGGCAAAAGAAACACCTGCGCTATCTGCGCCGTCACCATTGCCATCCGCACCCGGAGGTGTGGGCATATCCTTCAGCAGAGAAGCCTTGTATGCGGTGTCGTGGGCAGTCATAAACTCCGACTGGAACTTAAACACCTTGTCCATGTCACCGTCAGCCAGTGCAGATGCAGCCTTGTTGGCAAGTTCAGCGTCATAACCCTGTGCAACGAACTTCTCACGGTAAGATGCAAGGGTCTTTTCCTTGACAAGGTTCTCTTTGTCGGCAGTCAGGGCTTCAATCTGCTTCTGCATCTCTGCAAGCTTGTCAGCCTGTTCCTGTGCGGCATTCTCGTCATCGGTACGCTTTGCCTTGAGCTGCTTCTTGTACTCCGCAGCTTCGCCATTGGCTTTCGTCACGGCGTTGCGCAGCTTCTCGACCTCTGCGTTAGGGTCTGCAACCTTTTCAAGCGCAGAAATGATTTCATCGGCGGTCATGCCCTCTTTGTAGGCATCACCAAGTAACGCTTTGTAGTTCATATCGTTAATTTCCTCCTGCGTTTTTTTATCGTTGCTTCCCTGCAACGCTGCGAAATTTGTATCCCGGCTTCCCTGCCGGAATATATCAGCCCGAAAATTCGGGGTGATTCTTTATTCCTTTGGATAAATTCTCTTGTACGGTTCAATGCCACTGTCCAAAATAGATTTTTCTCGCGCCGAATTTCGGTCAGGGTGTGTCCATTTGAATTTCCCACATTTCGTGCAGATATACTCGCACTCCATTTCTCGTGGTTCGTTTCCGTTGATGCCGTG